ACCGCACCCTCCGATCCCCCCGCGGACTCTTGAATAAACTGGTTTTTATCTACATATTAGTAAAGGAACGAAAAAATGGCAGAAATTTACATTACTAAAAACCGCGACGGATCCGCATTGACATATTATAAGAGAGCGGCATATAATTATGATGCAGTTATTAATGCTGAACAATATGAAAATCTAACCAACTTTAATTTCGGAGAGAAATTTTTGTACGGCCGCGTGAACTTTCAGTTTGTACCGGTATATCTTGAGAAACAGTCCGCAGCAAGCTTAAAACCGCTCAATGATGCTACGGGGGATAATGCCGGCGGCCCAGAACAGAGTGCTATCAATTTTGTTGTAGACGCATTCAAAGACTTACAGCAAGTTTTTAAAAAGGCAGTTGCTCAAGGACAATTGGATCCGAATCACCCGTATCTTAGCAATTTGAATGTTTATAAATCTTTTGTTAGTCCAATAGAGCTTTTTAATACTCACCAAGACAATTATTCAACAGCGATAGTAAATCATTTCAGGGACAAGAAGATTCAAGTTAAAAATTTTCATGAATTTATGAATCACTTAGGGCCACTATTAATGCAATCTGTGTCGCGCCACCCATTTACTTTTTCTGCATTTTTAAAGAGTAGATATTGCCCTATTAACGTTAGCGGGTTAGCTATTGAAGTTGCCGATCTTGATTATTTTGACGACAGCAAAAAAATGAAACATTTCGTTCAAAGTGGCCACTGGGAATACTTCCTGAATGCATGCCGCTCGTTTGGTTTTATGGTTGACAAAAATATACCATGGAGAATAGTGGCAGATATCGGCTCAAGCGAGATGCTACAGTACGCCGCACAATATAACTTGCAGAAAACCAACAGGATCATAAACATCGGATATAGTCGGGCAGATTATATCTATTATGAAAAATTTAGAAAATATCTGCTTAGATTATATAACATGGTGAAATTACCAAAAATTCCGATTATTGAAGAATGTAACGGTCGTATTCGCACGCGTTATGTTGTGCCTGAGTCATATTCTGAAGATCAATTAACCAGAATTTTTACGGAAAGAGAATTGTTGGCATTTTTATTTGAAATTCGCATGCGCGAAGAGCCAAAAGAATTTACCAAACCCGAGAAAAAAACAATCCTTCGCGATTGTCTGTCGGTGTATGATCGCCTAGGCCCATCCCGTGCCGGCGTTGTTTTTGAAGTTACAATCAACCATCCATTTGACTATAGAGGCTCATTGAGTTATAATGTTAATAGGAACAAAAAAGGTTACGGAGAAAAAATTGTACTTTCAAAGTCTAGACGATAAATCAGAGTGCGTCGGAATATACACAAATGGTAAACTATATTTTGAGGATCTGCCGGTTAATCTAACAAAAACATGGCGCCATTCCGGTGCTATCACTGATAATTCTGTGGAATATGCGTGGATTATGACTGGCGGCAAGAATCTCGCTGAAGTCTGCCCGACCGATATATCTGCAAAATTGGCCTCGAATCAGGCCAAATTTAAAGCATACCTTCAGTCATTTAGAATAGCAAAAATTAATTTACGTGAATTGTGTTTTTACGATTTGGTGCCTGAAGACTTTTTGTTAAACTTTTGCGAAACTAAGAATCAGATTACAAAACATGTTTTTGAAAATTACGAAAAGCCGCGCAACTATGAGCATCTAGCCAGTGTACATAGACTACTGCACAAGATCAAATTTAACAATTTGACTACTAGCAACAAAGACTGCCGAGAGCTAATGACCAATTCAAGGGACCGCCTTCAACTTCAAAGGCTGTTGTCTGGGCCCTCACACGTTGATTATAATCTATTTGGTACAGTGACTGGTCGCTTGACAACATTCAGCAATTCTCTGCCAATTTTAACCATGAAAAAGACACACCGTAAAATAATCAAGCCCAAAAATGATTGGTTCCTCAGTTTGGATTATAATGGCGCCGAATTAAGAACAGTATTGGCTCTCGGCAATGAGCCGCAGCCCGATTGGGACATCCACCAGTGGAATGCAAAAAATGTGTTTGGCGGTGTTTTATCACGCGGAGAAGCTAAAGAAAAATTCTTTGCTTGGTTATACAATCCAGACTCAGACGCAATAAAAAGCGATCTGTATAACAGAGATAAAATATTATCCGATTATTATGTAGATGGAAAAGTTAACACCATGACCGGAAGAGCAGTTCCGGTAGAACACAGAAAAGCCTTTAACTATTTGATACAGAGTACGACGGCAGACTTAGTCATGGAACGCGCTGTTGAGATTGATAAGTTTCTAGAGGGAAAGAAATCATTTATATCACATATTGTGCATGACGAAATAGTTATTGATCTTGATGATTCAGAGCGTAGTGTGGCCCCTTTGATTAAAAATATTTTTGAAAATAATTCGCTCGGCAAATTTCGTGGCAACATCAATGCTGGAAAAAATTACTATGATCTTAAGGAGTTGATTTTGTGATATCACTTTTGGGTATTGGGACTGCTGGTGAAAATATTGTTAATTGCTTTTCCAACAACAAAGAGTATAACTGCTATGTTATGTCTGATAATGTTGAAAGAAATACAAAATACAAGCGAAAGATAAAATATCAAGCAAATCTTGAAGATTACGAAACAAGCACTCCCAACTTGGAGAAATTCTTTTCCAGTATGGAGGAACGTGTGCAAGTATTCTTGTGTGGTTCAGCGAGAACTGCTAACGCAACGTTGACTATCTTGCAACAACTAAAAGATAAGAAAATCGACATCTTTTACATTGAGCCAGATATTGATCTATTGTTGGGTGCTGCGAAACTCCAAGAACGTGCTATTTTTAGTGTTCTACAGCAATATGCGAGGTCCGGCTTATTCAACTCTTTTACAATTTTTAGTAACCCAATATTAGAAGAATCTATAGGCTCAGTACCTATTAAAAAATACTTTGAAACTATAAATAAAACTATTTATTATTGTGTACATTATAAGAACTTATTTGATCATACATCACCAATTATTGGGAATTTAGTGGCCGCCCCCGGCATTCAAAGAATCCGCTCTTTGGGGAGGATTGACCCACAAACTCTTCAAGAAAATTGGTATTTTGATCTTGACAGCTCTCGTGATGTATGTTATTATATCTGTATATCAACTGAAAAATTGGAAAAGGACGGAGATTTACACAAAAATATTATAGGCCATCTCAAAAATAAACCTAGGAATGCATTTAAAAATGTTTCTTATGCAATTTACGAGTCGCCTTTTGAAACAGACTTTGGGTTTTGCGTTGCCCATACCAACGTAATACAACAAAAAACTCTTGACAAGCTAGAGCAAGAGTAATACATTAGATGCTGAGGAAAGCTCAGTATACTTTATCAAAACAAAAAGGAGAAAAAAGTAATGTCTATTAACATGGAACTAATGAAACAAAAGCTCGCCACATTGCGTGGCGAGGGAACTAGAGATAATGGTACCTCACACTGGTTTAAGCCAGATGAAGGAGACCAAGATATTCGGATCGTGCCAACATCAGATGGTGATCCGTTAAAGGAAATGTATTTCCACTATAATGTGGGAGATCATAAGGGCGGTGTGCTTTGTCCGAAGCGCAACTTTGGCGAACGCTGTCCTATATGTGAATTCGCGTCATCTTTGTGGCGCGAGGGCACCGAGAAGAATGATGAGGAAAGCAAGAAGTTGGCAAAGTCGCTTTTTGTGCGTCAACGTTATTTCTCTCCGGTAGTGGTGCGTGGACGCGAGGATGAGGGTATTAAGGTCTATGGTTACGGAAAGACCGCGTATGAGTTGCTTTTAGGATATATTCTTGATCCTGAATACGGTGATATCACCGATTCGGTAGAGGGTACTGACATTACGCTCACTTATACGAAGCCCACTCGTCCCGGTGCGTACCCACAAACCAACTTGAAGATGCGTCGTAACACTAGTCCCCTCCTAAGTGACTCTGACGCTCTTCCCGGGCTTCTGGAAAATATGCCCGATTTTGACAGCTTGTTTGAGCGCCTGACGCCCGAACAGGTTGATGCCATTCTTGACGAACAGTTGGCCTCCGATTCTTCTGCTGAAGGTCGCTCGCGCCAAACTGAGTCGTATGGTAAAAAGGAAGCTAACGACGTTGACAAAGCCTTCGATGAGTTGATGGCTGGTTAACACATTAAGCCGATAGCGCCCCGGTTAATGGGCGCCCCTTTTCAACAACATAGAAGGAGAAATATTATGTTAGATTGGATGAAGTCCGTATGGGCTAAATGGAAGATACAGGTTACTGTCGTCGGAGGTGTCTTAGTTGTCGCAACCGCCTACGGGACCTGTTCTGTAGATCCGGCAACGGTGTCAGACAACACCACCATTGGGGAGACTACAAATTCTATTGAAGTTTCTTCCACCACCGCAACTGAAACAGCGAGCGGTGGAACCACGGAAGGCGGAACAACCACTGAAACTACAGGTGAGACAACAACTACTACGGAAACAACTACAACCGAGTAGTGAAAAAAGCCGCTGGCAGACCGGTAAAAAGTCTGCCGCTTTTAAGGAGATAAAGCAAAATGAGACTCGTTCTACCAGTCCTTGCTGCGACCCTATTGATGGGTTGTGGGGATAAGGATGAAGACACGGCGGAAGATACCGCCGCCTCTGCAGACACTGCAGTGGAGTAAAACAAAAGCCGCTGGCAGACCGGTGTAAAGTCTGCCGCCTTTAACGAAAGACTAGATTAAACGTTTGTCACATGACATTGGTTTAATCACACAATAAACTGGAGGTGTAAAATGTCATTAGTTAGTTTAAAAGAGTTCCGTGAAGATCATGATTTCACGGAAGTATATTATGCAGAGGAGCACCAGCGCCGGGAAGTTTGGAATAACGAACTCTTAGCGCTGTTCATGGTTTCTGTATGCCGCGGCTGGTCCCAACTTACAACAATCGTTGTGGCCGACGTTAAAAAGTGTTTAAAGTTTTCTAGAAAAAACGGTGATCGCGTATCAGCCAAATATTTTCATAGAATTCTAAACAAGGGGTATCGCTATATCTCTTTAGACGGTCAAAACAGATCAAAAAAGATTGTTGAATTCTTAAATGATAAGTTTCCTATTTCCGGAACTTTTTTGGATGCTGACGATGTGTCGCAAACGGTAACAAATAAATTATTTAAAGATTTTCCTGAGCGCCTTCGTGATCGCATTTTGGATGGAGGTTTTCTTAATGTTGAAGTAGCCCCTCCTTGTGGAAAAGATACATTATCGGATATTTTCTTAGCACTAAATTCTGGTGAGCCATTAAATGCCCATGAAAAAAGAAATTCTCTTAAAACGCCAATTTCTGATTGGGTAAGAAAAACTAGAAAAACTCTTGACGACGCTCTTATGAGAGTTGTCAGCAGAAAAGATGCTACTAGGATGCTGGATGATGAGTTAGTGGCTAAAATGACCATGGTCCTTATGAGGAACAACCCAGCCAATAACAAAACCAATCATTGGGGCTTATCCTCCGATGAAATAGATCGTTTTTATTCTATGGGCCTGGGTTATCACTCTATTTCTGATGAAGGGTGTCCGTACTCTTCGAATGACATACAGAGAGTGGAAGAGATTCTAGACATGTGGAGGCACACAATTTGTAATCAAACTTATTACCCTCCATCAAAAACAATAGCAGCAAAAATGTGTTGGGCTGTACTCTATGTTTGTGAGTGGGTCTATGATAACAACTATGACATTGATTGCAATTCTTATTCTTTGTTTTTTAACAAATTAAAAGAATTAGACGACAGTCTTATTAGTCAAAGTGATACTGCGTATGCTAACGAGAAAACAAGATACATCGCAAATAATTTAGATCCTGACGAAGTTTCAAAACAACAATATTACTTTACTTGGATTAATTTGCCCCATTATGCGGGCGCACGCGCCAAGAGAATCAAAAAGCTTACCGATTGTGTAAAAACTAACGTATTTGCGTTTGGTCTACGAAAACTTGCGGCTTAAAGGCCTCAGTGACCGCTGGCAGACCGGTATAAGTCTGCCGCCTTGGCCCCTCCATGCTATATATAATCAGGGGGCACACACCAGTGACATACAAATTTCAAATGAACCATTGGAGAGAGGAAGAGGATCACGTCCCGTTGTGGGCCGGCGTCGGTAGGGACGGCCGGGTGATGTACTCATCAGATGCTGAAAGTTGGACTGAGTATGAAAGCCCGGCCGGAGAAACATCTGATTATTGGGATATATCTTTTGGCAAGGATGACAGTGATGATGCTCGGTGGATTGTTGCTACCAACACAAGTCCTGAACTCAGGTACTCGGCGGACCCTACAACCTCCGGCTCTTGGTCATCAATCGATTTCTCCGGCACGTCGGACGCAGCCAGAACAGTTGAGTACGGTGACAACGGAACTTGGATCGCCGCAACTGGCGACGATGTGTTTAGATCAACCAACGGCGGAGATAGCTGGACTAAAATTACCGATGTTGAATCTGGTGCAGGCTTAAACCTTTGCCTTGCAACCGATGGTGCCGGAACATGGCTCATGGGAGGCACCCTGAAGACTCTTAAATCATATGATGATGGCTTGAACTGGTACGAATCCACAGCCACCCGCGCGAACGGTATCGAATACAACAACGGAGTATGGTTCTTAGCCGGCAATGGCACAACTTCTTACCGAATAACCTCAATTACAGAGAGCGACACAACAGATACTTGGAGCGCCGTAACCGGTATTTCGGAGGCTCTTTGGGCAATCTGTCACATCACAGGAAACACTTGGATGACTGCCAACAAGGGAACTCAATTATATATATCAACTGACAATTGTGCGTCATGGGCCACTACCGATCTGGCGAATCCGGATGTTGGCCAAATCATGGGATTAGCGTCAGATGGGACGACGATTATAGCCGGCGGTAAAGGCAATAAGATAAGTAGCTCAACAGACAACGGGCAATCATGGACAGTGCGATTCACATCGGCCGTGGATGTTCTTGTGCTCGAATACAACAAGGTTAAACCTTTTTAATATAAAAGTTTTTATATTGCTTGCCTTATTAGCTACACTATGTTATACTATTTGAGTATCACTATTACAGTGTATAGCTAAAGAAAATTAAGGAGCTAATATGGCAAAAGCCAAAGCAAAGGCCGGTCGTGTATCTATGCACGACCTTATGAAGCTAGTGAATAAAAAAGCTGGCCGTGAGGTGGCGCACGATCTTACCACCGACAACCCCACTTCTGTTAAGGAGTGGATCCCAACAGGCTCTAGGTGGCTTGACTCTATTATTTGTAAGGGTCATCTAGCCGGAGTGCCGGTTGGTAAAATTACCGAGATCGCGGGCCTTCAATCAACTGGTAAATCTTATATGGCAGCACAAATTGCTGCCAACGCTCAGAAACAAGGCAAGATGGTTGTTTATTTTGACTCTGAATCAGCTATCGATCCTGACTTCTTAAGTCGTGCTGGTTGTGATTTGGAAAATTTAATGTATGTTCAGGCATCTTCAGTTGAGTTTGTCTTGGAGACTATTGAGGAATTACTCGGAGCAGCAGAAGATCAGTTGGTCTTCATATGGGACTCTCTCGCGTTTACGCCTTCTATTTCAGATGTTGAGGGTGACTTCAATCCGCAATCATCTGTGGCCACCAAGGCCCGAATCTTGGCAAAAGGTATGTCCAAACTGGTCATTCCTATCGCGGATCAAAAAGCAACGTTTATCGTACTCAATCAATTAAAGACCAATATTCCGCAAGGCCCGATGGCACGACAGATTGCAATGACTACGCCGTATGTTACACCGGGTGGAAAAGCAATGCACTATTCATACTCATTGCGTATTTGGCTTACTGGTCGTAAATCCAAAGCGGCCGCTGTACTTGACGAGAAAGGGTTCAAGATTGGTTCGGAAGTTAAGGTAAAACTTGAAAAGTCAAGGTTTGGTACTGAGGGCAGAAATTGCACATTCCGTATTCTATGGGGCACTGAAGAAATTGGCATCCAAGACCATGAATCATGGTTCGATGCCGTTAAGAGTTCTAAGCACATGCAGTCTGCCGGCTCATGGTATACGCTGACAATGGGCGATTACTCCAAAAAGTTCCAGCCATCGAAGTGGACCGAATTGGTAAAGAACGACGAAGAGTTTAGGAATAAGGTTCTTGAACTCATGGAAGTCGAAGTCATTCAAAAATTTCAGAATCGACAAGGGAACGCTGCCGACTATTATGACGAAGATGAGAAATAGTACTTGACAAGCATCGTATAAGCGTATATACTAGTAACATATCTAGGAGGGCCCTGAGCGCGCTTTGTGGGACGCTGCGGTAAGTTATACTGCTAGCGCCGTAAAGCTCCTCTGGGGGCATTTATGACTAAAATTGACCACATTGCGTTGCCCGTGGAAGACCCCGGGCGTGCAGCAGAATGGTACGAACTAAATTTCGGAGCATCAAGGCTTTACAGTGATGATTCTTGGGCCCTTGTGGAATTTGAGAATATCAAAATGGCCTTTGTGAAGAGGGGCACACATCCAGCACATTTTGCTTTTGAGACTGACAATTTCGAAGGCATGGAAAACAAAGTCAAACCACATAGAGACGGCTCCAGATCTGTGTATTCCAAGGACCCATGGGGCAACATTTACGAGTTAATTAATTATGAATATGAAGAATAAAGAAAAGAAGAGAGTATTGGTCATTGACGCATTAAATATGTATTTACGTGCTTATATCGTTGATCCTAGCCTGTCACAGCATGGCCAGCCGATTGGCGGCCTGAAGGGATCCTTGAAGATCCTCCAGAAGCTTGTGCGCACAACGAAGCCCGACAATATTATTATTGCTTGGGATGGTCCTGATGGTTCGCGAAAGCGCAAGACCATGGACAAGAACTACAAGCAAGGCCGCAAGCCGATCCGTCTCAATCGCGCTTTTCATAACCTTACTGGCGACGAAGAGATCCAAAATAAGATTTGGCAACAAAGCCGACTTATTGAATATTTGAACGAGATGCCGATTATTCAAACAATGATTGAACAGGTGGAAGCAGATGATGTTATCTCATATGTTTGCAACCTTCCGCACTATGATGGATGGCAAAAAATCATAGTATCAAATGATAAAGACTTCATGCAACTTTGTGATGATGAGACGGTACTTTGGCGCCCCACAAAAGACGAGCTTTTGAACACTAACAGAATCGTGGAACAAACTGGCGTCCATCCGACTAATATGGCGCTAGCGAGGGCAATTATTGGTGATACGTCCGACAACTTGCCGGGCGTTAAAGGTGTTGGCTTCGGTACAGTTGCAAAAAGATTGCAGTTCTTGTCGGAAGAAGAAACACACACAGTTGATGATATCATTCAACACTGTGAAAAACAGTTAGAAAATAGTAAACTGAAAGTTTATAATAACATTGTTGATAGTAGAGAGCTGATCGAACACAATTATAAAATGATGCAACTGTACTCACCACAGATGTCAATTCAATCCAAGATCGTTGTTAAAGAATCAGTAGAAAAGTTTGATTTTAATTTCAATAAAACTGCCATCCTTAAGATGATGATTGAAGATGGATTTGGTGAGCTAAATTGGGAAGAACTTAAGGTTCACTTAAACAAGATTACTAACGAAAGTGTTGACGTTGCAGTTTGATTTGAGAGTTTTCAGCTTGACTTTACGGCTGGAAATGTTATAGTTATTAAGATATTGAGAGGAATATGCTGACAGAAAAAATTGATTTTAGTAGATATGGTAAATCCTTTCAAGAAGGGTTGGTACAACTTATCCTTGAAGATCGCACTTTCGCAGACCAAATAACGGAAGTTCTAGATATTAACTTTCTTGAACTTGAGTACTTGAAGATCTTCGTTAGTAAGTTGATGAAGTATAGGCACAAATACAGCAAGCATCCGTCTAGTCAAGCGTTACTGACGATTTTTAAGACAGAAGACCTTGATGATGAGGTGGCCGAAAAACAATTATTTGATTATTGTAATCGCATTGAAATCAATGAAGTGGCGGACTGCGAATATATTAAAGAGGTATCTTTAGAGTTCTGTCGTAAGCAAAAATTAAAAGAGGCGATGATTGAATCAGTTAACCTGCTGCAATCGTGCTCATTTGATGAAATCTCAAAAGTCATTAACGATGCTTTAAAGCTGGGTTCCGATAACAATTTCGGCTATGATTATTTGGCCGATTTTGAACAAAGATTTATTCCAAAGTTTCGTAAACCTGTGTCAACCGGCTGGAGCGATATTGACAATATTTGCAGCGGCGGCTTAGGCAAGAGTGAATTAGGGGTTGTTATTGCTCCCACTGGCGCCGGCAAGTCTATGGTATTGGTTCACTTAGGCGCCCAAGCAATCAAGGAAGGCAAAACAGTAATACATTATACGCTTGAGTTGCAGGACACCGTTGTAGCATCTAGGTATGATAGCTGTATCACGAGCTATCCGTTATCTGAGTTGAAAGGCTTTAAAAGCGAAATTTACGATATTGTCAAGGACATTGAAGGTAAGTTGATAGTTAAAGAATATCCAACAAAATCAGCCTCGACTAATACTATCAAGACCCATTTATCAAAGTTGATCAAAAGAGGGATCAGGCCCGGTATGATTGTGGTTGATTACGCCGATCTACTCAAGCCCGTGACTGTTCGTAAGGAAAAACGTAATGAGCTAGAATCTATTTACGAAGAACTCAGGGCGATATCTCAAGAGTTTGAATGCCCCGTTTGGACAGCTTCTCAGACAAATCGTTCAGGCCTCAACGCCGAAGTAATTACGATGGAACAAATTTCAGAAGCATTTAATAAATGTTTTGTTGCTGATTTTATTTGTACTATATCGCGTACCATTGAGGATAAACAAAAAAATCAGGGAAAAATGTTCATCGCTAAGAACCGAAACGGCCCGGACGGTATTATTTATGATATATTCATGGACACTTCAAATGTTTGTATTAAGATGCTTCCAAAAATATCACCCACACCAATCAACAGCAGCCTACCTATGAGCCCGGCACCGGTTACTGCCAAAGAGCAGAGAAATATTCTGCAAAATCGTTATGAAAAATTTAAAACTAGAAGGAAATAAATTATAATGAGAACAATCGACAATATTAGAAAATTTAAGCTATCAGATACCTTTATTGAACAATACAGAGAAAAAGAGGTGCCTTGGGGCCCTCTAGGGTACGTTACCTTTAAGCGCACATATTCCAGAAGGCTATCCGAGTTTGACCCAGACCTGAAGGGCACCGAGGAGTGGCTTCACACGTGCCGGAGAGTTATTGAGGGCATGTTTAACATGCAAAAACAGCATGTTTTCATGCTTGGATTAGAATGGAATGACAGCAAAGCTCAAAAGACAGCCAAAGACGCTTATGATCGATTGTTTAATTTGAAATGGACCCCACCCGGCCGCGGCCTGTGGATGATGGGCACCAAATTTATTGAAGAGCGAACTGCCGCCGGATTGTTCAATTGCGCATTCCGCTCCACAAAGGATTTGTCGTCCAAAGGGGGATACCTTTTTGCATGGATGATGGATGCTTTAATGGTTGGCATTGGGGTTGGTTTTGATACGTTAGGGGCCGACACAGTAACGATCCGAGAGCCACAACACACAAGCGAAATTCATTTTGTTGAAGACAGTCGGGAAGGCTGGGTTGACTCCGTTAAAGTTCTTCTGGACGGATATTTTTTCGGCAACCAAGTGCCAAAATTTGATTACTCTCTAATACGTGGTTACGGGGCCCCCATAAAGGGTTTCGGCGGAACTTCCTCGGGCCCTGATCCCTTAATTGAGTTACACGAAAATCTGAAGGAACTATATGACAGTCGCATCGGTCAAAAAATTACCTCTGTTGACATCGTTGACACTGAAAATCTTATTGGCCGCTGTGTCGTATCGGGTAACGTAAGGCGCTCTGCAGCACTTGCGATGGGAGCCCATGATGATAAACACTACCTTGAAATGAAGAACGATCAAGAAAAATTGTATCATCACCGTTGGGGTTCTAACAATTCTTTCCACGCTTTAGTCGGCATGGATTACACATGGCACGCCAAACAATCACAAAGCAATGGTGAGCCGGGCTATATCTGGCTCAATAATGCACGAACTCGCGGTCGCATGGCTGATGAACCTAGGGATGATGACAAGAGTGTTATGGGTTTTAATCCTTGTGTTGAACAGCAGCTTGAAGATGCGGAGTTATGCTGTCTTGTTGAAACATTCCCTGCAAAACACGATACATATGAAGACTATCTAAAAACTTTAAAGATTGCTTACCTTTACGGCAAGACAGTCACGCTTTCTAATACTCATTGGCCAGAAACAAATGCAAAAATGCTTAAGAACCGGCGAATTGGACTTTCTCAGTCCGGTGTTGTTCAAGCATTTAATAAACATGGCCGTCGCGAGGTTTTAAATTGGTGTGACAATGCTTACGAGCACATTAAGAGTCTGGATGAAGACTACTCTGACTGGCTGTGCATTCCAAAGTCTGTTCGCATGACTAGTATCAAACCTTCCGGCACTGTTTCGCTGCTTAATGGGTCTACTCCGGGGATTCACTTTCCAGAGGATGAATATTATATTAGGAGGATCAGGTTCTCAAAAGATAGCAAAATGATTGACAAATTGCGCGAGTCAGGATATAATATTGAAGATGATATGTACACTCCTAATACTGTATGCGTTGAATTCCCCGTTAAGGAACCGTATTTCCTCAAAGGAAAGAAAGAGATAAGCATGTGGGAACAGTTAGAAATAGCCGCACAGTACCAGCATTACTGGGCTGATAATTCAGTATCTGTCACAGTTACTTTTAAGCCCGACGAAGCAGATCAAATCAAGGACGCACTTGAAATGTATGAAACACGCCTCAAAGCAGTCTCGTTTCTAAAGTATGAAGAGACTGGATATGAACAGGCGCCATATGAACCGATCACAGAAGAACGTTATCATGAACTCTCGGCAAATATCACACCAATCACCAGATTTGATGCTGAAGGTGGCTCAGGAACTAAATTTTGTGATGGCGAATCTTGTATCATTTAGGAGGAAATTTGAAAAATTTTAATCACTTACTAGAAAAACGCGAACTACTTATTAATTGTAAGCAGCGAGACACAGAACTTTGCCAGTGGAGACCAACGGGTAATATTAAAGCTACCTCGGGCGCCAATGTCTGTGTTTCGTTGGTCTGTGAACAGTGTCTCGCACGCACAAACGTGTTTCTAGACGAAAATAATTACAAAAATCACGAGAAAATATTACTAAAGGAGATAGCCCGTGTTTAAGCCAGTCAATCGGTACGTTCTTATTGAGAATAGACCTCCAAAAAACGAAACCGAAACCCCAATGGGAATCCTGTTGCCCGAAGACTTCAAGCCTACCGAAGAAAGATACGTGTGTACTGACGTGCTTGACTGGGCCGAAGACGTCAGATTTGAGCTATCAAAGGGCAGCCAAGTGGTTGTCGATAATAGCATGATTGAAGAAATAACCGTGAACAACACGACATATTCTATTATACAAGATAATTATATTGTGGGCATAATCTAACAGGACGTATCTTAAATGGACAAAAACTTTTATAACGAAGCTTCGGCTGCTAAGCTCGGATGGGATCCGTCGTGGTTTGGTGAAAAATACTTTGATGATAAATTGACAAGGGCCGTTAAGGTGTTTCAAAGGGCTCTGGGACTTATAGCTGATGGTTTGTGTGGCCCAGCTACGTTTCGTCGCCTCTGGACAGAAAGGCAAGAGAATATTGATGATCACACGCCCGACAAATGCCAGTATTCAAATTATGTTGTTTTTAATGGAAACTTTACCCACATTGACTGGGACAAGGTTGTTTTATGGTCAGAGCCCAACGGCTTGAAAACCAAACGTGGGACGTATTACGATTACACCGGCCGGCCAAAACGAAAAATTAGATATTTTGTTAACCATTGGGATGTTTGCCTCAGTTCTAAATCTTGTCAGAGAGTTTTGGATAAAAGAGGAATCTCAGTTCACTTCCTCATTGACAATGACGGCACCATATACCAAACTATGGACATGCAGCACGCTGCTTGGCATGCCGGCTCCGAAAGAACCAACAGGCCCTCAGTCGGCGTTGAAATCTCAAATGCTTACTACCCCAAATATCAATCTTGGTACGTGGAAAATGGTTTCGGCGAGCGACCAATAATCGAAAAGGCATATATTAATGGCCATGAACTTGGGCCCTTTATGGGATTTTATCCTGAACAAATTAAGGCTCTCAAGGCTTTGTGGAAAGCAATCCATCAAGCAGCTGGGATCCCATACGAAACGCCCCTCAATCAATTTGGCAAAACTTCAAATTACTATCAACAAAATGTGGCATATGGAAAATTTAAAGGATTCGTAAGTCATTATCACGTTAGCAAGCGAAAGATCGATTGTGCCGGCCTAGACATCAAAGCACTGCTTGATGAAGTGAAGGAAGAACTATGAATGATGTTTCTCCTGTTATTTTTAATGGCCTTTCAAACTGATAGTGCGGCTTATGACCACAATCCGTTTACAAAATTTTATAAGGTCTCAGTATTTTCTCAAAAACCATTGAAAAAATATAAGTGGAGCCAGCCGCCTATGATTAGAGTATGCCAAGATACGGAAGTGTCCTTGGGGAGAGTCCGGAGGGCCGTCAATTATTGGGAACGGCTAGGTTATGAATTTGGAGAAATTTATTTAGACCGCCATTCACTCTGCATGAACCCGAAAGATAATGAGATAGCTATCGTTTTACCATCCCAAGGGATCGCCGATGATAAAATGGCCGCAACAAGATTATATACAAGCAAATTCACTGATGAGATTATCAAGGCAAAAATTTTCATTTTTCCAAGATCTGGCCGCAAGGAACGCGTGCTTGAACACGAGATAGGTCATGCCTTGGGGTGGCAACACTACAGCCACAGAAGCCACATAATGCACCCAAATTGGTGGCTCGGCGGCTACGATTCTTACGGGCTCCACAAAAGATAGTTGACATTTTCAGCTAACTAAGTTATAATGTATCAAACATATATCAGGAGAAACATGTTTACAAACTTACTATTATCGCTGTGCCTCATGGGTCCGGCCCACGCTGAAGACTTAAGTGCCAGCGAGACGTCCTATACGGGCGCATCTATTTTAGAAGGAGACTGGGACGTATCGTTTGAAGACGCTACTGACATCGCTGGCAGTGAGGGCCGATTTCCGTACGCCTTTTTTGAGGGGAATACCCTTTACGTTGGGAACTCGGACATTTATGATAACACCATTGATGCCATTGTGGAATTTTTCTGGTTCCAGTCATCAATCGACAGGGGTACAGATTTTTATGTTGCCGTTATCAAGACTCGGGTTACGCCGGGACATGACTGCTACTACGCTCCATGGGATTGGGCACGAGGAGCACAGTGTAAGCTCTGGGCAGACGAGTGGAGTGATTGGGGTGAACATCCCGTTCTAAGCGTTGAGGCTATGACTGACGTGGAGCGTGAACAGGGCGCCTTCCGTTGGGACTGGTCGGTTCCGTTTGAATCGTATGGTATTGACGCCTATGGGCAAGTAACATTCCAGAACGCATATGGTATCGGCTCTGACTCTGAGGGTGCTGTGATGGCACACGGCGAATATAAGATTGACGAAGAAGGCGCCGAGATGCAAGCTGCCGGTAACCTCCAAGTAAAGGGTTATCATTCGTCAGAATACTCTGTGCAGACCCAATACGAAGTCACGCTTTATGAGTGGGATGTGTTCGTAGATGGTCGTGCCGACCTGATGGCGTGGGACATGTATCTAAATCTTGGTGCAAGAGAGACACAATCAGCATACCACGAATACTTTTTGAGTGTTCAAGTTGAAGAAGGCATGCCCTTCATGATAGATCAATTAAACTTTGTGGGGAACTTTGACACTGGCTGGTACGATCCATTCCATCATGAACTTGGCGTAACTTTAAGCGATTTAGTTATTTCCCAACCGTATTTTATTCCAGCGGGAGAAGAAGACGAACCAAGCGCCGAAGAAGATGACACGGGCGATTCTCCGGAACATCATGATACTGGATTTGAGCACGAAGAAGGTCAAGATACAGCTGCCCCGTTTGAGTTCGCGTCCGCGTCATCCGACCCGGGAACGAAGTCTTCTTCCGGCTGTAGCTGCGCTGTCGCTAATCGTGGAAGCCTGTACACTATTTTTATGGCTGCTTTGATAGCGGGGTTTAGAAGACGCGATTGATATATGAATATCGCGACATAGTTTTGGGTAGCTCACTGGAAGCCGTTGTATATTCATTTAACAATAGATATCCCCTATTCTTTTCCGAGGCAGAAAGACCATTTAGGTTTGATTATTTTGAACCGGATGTAGATTTTGACTTCTTAAAACTCTCGAGTAAAACTCGAAAAACTTTAACGACCTTTGATGGAGAAAAGAGAATTGGACTCCCGAAGGAACTACTATGGGAAAGGCTTCTTTTCTTGCTATCATTAGATGGCAACATGCCAACCTCAAATCTTTGCACCAGTATGCGACTTGAGCACAACGCCATCACTTGTTTCAATGAATATTCTAAGATAGCTAAAGTTCATTATGAAAAATTACATGACTTTACTGCTTCGCCACCCAGTGAAAAAATAATGTGTTGCGACTGGGTTGCATTCAATAGTGGAGGCAAACACGAAATTGATTTCATTCGGACAGATGACGACTTTGTTAGAGAAATATGGTTCTATTCGTCTGATAGAATATGCGGGAACACTAAGGTTAAGGATGCTTGCGCTATTTCCAGCATTGACAAACAGCTGATCGAAGATTTTGATTTTTCAGAAACCATGGCCAGATTTAAGGTGGTCAGAGAGATGGAGAAAAGAGGCATGAAAGGCCTGCTGAGTAGTTATGGGCCCAATGGCAAACCAAAACATTACAAATTTAAAACATCAACAATTGCTAGGCAAAAAAAAATCTACGATTCTAGCGTTCGTGATGAGCAATTCGACAAGCTTGATAGTTCTTCTTTTCATTATCAAAAATATTTGAGACACTTATGAGCAAACATATTCACATGGCGGGCATAATACCCATAGCCAACTACGAAGATACCTTTGGGATGAAGTATCCATGGTGTCTTCTGCCCCTTGACGAAAATTTTACCATGATCCAGAAATCGGTATTTGAGTGTGCCCTTGCTGGTTGCCAAACGATATGGATTGTTGCCAACGACGACATGGCGCCCATAATAAGAAAGGTTATTGGCGAATGGATTTACGATCCAGTTTATTATTATAGAAAAGAAAAGTATTATAAGGACAAGCGCAAAGAGATACCAATTTACTATGTGCCGATTCATCCGAAAGATCGCGACCGTCGCGACTCTTATGGTTGGTCCGCTCTGTTCGGCATGCATTCCGCATGGTATGTCGCTAGCAGATTATCAAAGTGGATCGTGCCTGAAAAATATTATATTTCGTTTCCGCATTCTGCCTTTAATATTTATTCACTACGTGCAATGAGGGCTGATATTTTACATCATCAAGATAACTTCTTTTTATCGTTTGAAGGCGAGACTGTCAAGGATAATAAATATTTACCATTTACCATGTTTGGGGAAGACTTTAAAAGATGCAGAAGGTATGTCAATTCTGAGACAACTAAAACGTTTTACAATACTGAAGATGGCGAAAAATATCCCTCCAAAAAATTGCCAATTAATGAGCGATGGAGCGCCAGAAAGTTCAGCATCAACACGGTGTTCTCGCAGGTTGATGAAACCAACTGCAAGATACATGAAACTGAGTGGTTTTGGGACGCTGGCAACTGGGATGGATATAGAGAATATATGGCTAGCGAAAACTTTATACAAAAGCCGGCAGACAGCTTGACAATCGCTCGCAAACATACTATACTATGTAATAGTCAAGAGGGAGACACTGATGAATAAACAACCAAAGATTAAGTTCGTGGGACTGCATGCACATAGCGTTGCCGGTTCTATTTTTGATGCTATTGGATTTCCGCAGGATCATATGAATTTTGCGTACGAAAATGGCTGCGAGGCGCTAGCCTTAACCGATCATGGAAACATGAATGGTCTAGCATATCAGGTTTTGCATGCAAAGAAAATGCAAGCCGAAGGTAAAAACTTCAAGCCTATTTTTGGTTGCGAGGCGTATTTTACTCCCTCAATTGCAGAATGGCGAGAAGCCTATGATCAGGCCATGGCAGACAAGAAGCGCGCCAAGAGTATCAAGAAGGATGCCCAGTCGGGCGCCACCGTAGAAGACGAAGGCAACAGCAAGAAAACCCAAGATATATTGCGCCGCAGACGTCATCTTGTATTGTTGGTACAGAACCAGACGGGCTTAAACAATCTATTTAAATTAGTTTCTGAGTCATATCAGCCAGAAAACTTTTACCGCTATCCGCGTATTGATTATGCGCTTCTCAAGAAATACAATGAAGGCATTATCGCTTCTTCTGCTTGTCTTGGCGGCGTATACGCCGGCGACTATTGGGAGAATAGAGATGATAGCGACGATGCAGTGCTGGCAGCCATGCGCGAAACCACTAGACGCATGGTCGATGTTTTTGGTGATCGGTGGTATGCCGAAATCCAATGGAACAACATTAAAGAACAACATGAATTAAATCAATATGTAATGCAGGTAGCCGACGAGTTTGATGTTAAATTAATATCAACAGCCGATAGTCATTATCCGGGCCCCGATGCTTGGAAAGATCGCGAACTTTACAAACGCCTTGGTTGGCTCGGTAAAGGCCGGCCATCTTGGGCTGAAGAAGAATCTCAATTGCCTGATGGTGTTGAAGAGATCGGTTATGAGCTATACCCAAAGAATGGCGATCAAATGTGGGAGAGTTACAAACAATATTCCGCAGAGCAGGGGTTTGAATACAACGATGATATAGTCTTGCAAAGTATTGAAGAAACACACAAGATCGCTTTTGGGCGCATTGAATCATTCCTGCCCGACAACACGGTTCGTCTTCCTGAGTTTGTTGTGCCGGCCGGATTTACCGCCACACAGGCCTTAGTAAATTTTGCCCTAGAGGGCTTGAAAGACCGTGCCTTACACACAAACAAAGAGTACACGGATAGATTACGAAGAGAGCTTAATGTGATAGATGATCGCGGCTTCTCCAAGTATTTCCTTACCATGAAAGCGATTGTTGACGTCACCAATAATATGATGCTCGCCGGCCCGGGCCGCGGCTCAGCCGCAGGTTCTCTTGTTGCCTATGCACTGGGTATCACCCAAATTGATCCAATCAAGCATGGCCTTCTGTTCTCAAGATTTTTGCGTTCTGATGCAACCGATTATCCTGACATTGACTACGATGTGTCCGACAGTATGGCACTCAAAGAGAGACTTGTTGAAATGTGGGGAGAGGATTGCGTTGCGCCAATTTCCAACTGGAACACGCTGCAGCTTAAATCGCTGATTAAAGATATCTCCAAACTCTACAACATAGAATTTACAGAGGTCAACACAGTCACGTCTATTATGATCCGCGAAGCAACACCCGAGGCCAAGCGTAAGCACGGCATCAAAGCCGGCGTATATGTGCCAACTTGGGAAGAGGTGATGGAATTCTCACCGACACTGACCGCATATCTAAACAAGTATCCTCAAGTAAAAACACACGTTGAAGGATTGGTTGGCCAAGTTCGCTCATGTTCACGTCATGCAGGCGGGGTAGTTATTGCAGAAGATCTAGACAAGAGTATGCCCCTGATTAACTCAGGTGGTGTGCGTCAGGCCCCATGGGCCGAGGGTCAAAACGTACGTCATCTTGAACCGATGGGGTTCATTAAATTCGATTTGCTCGGCTTATCTACTCTTAAGATGATGGAAGTTTGCATTCAGCACATACTTCGTCGTTACCACAACGTTGAGGAGCCTACCTTTACCCAAGTACGCGACTACTACAATGAAAACTTACACCCAGACGTAATTGATCTTGAAGATCAAAAAGTATACGAAAACATATTTCATAAAGGCAAGTGGGCAGGTGTATTCCAGTTCACTGAGACTGGCGCACAAGGATTTTGCACCAGAGTGAAACCTCGTAATATTATTGATGTGTCAGCTATTACATCCATCTTTCGCCCGGGCCCATTATCAGCAGGTGTGGATGCTGACTACGTGGACGCAAAAAATCATCCGCATCGCATTGGATATCTCTCTGAAGAGGCCCGAGAGATTACCGAGGAAACATTTGGATTCCTCATCTTCCAAGAGCAGATCGCCCTGTTAGCCCACAAGCTTGGGGGATTGACTCTCGATGAAGGTAACATGCTTCGCAAGGTGTTAACCAAGAAGGGAACAGGCAAAGGTTCCGTAAAGGGCAGGCTGCATGACAAATTCATTAAGGGCTGTGTGGCAAAAGACATTTCTCGCGACGAAGCGCAAGCACTGTGGGATAAGTTTGAATACTTCTCCGGATATGGTTTTAACAAGTCACATGCGGTCTCCTATAGTGTGATCTCCTATCAGTGCGCGTGGTTACTGAATTACTATGAGGCCGAATGGATGGCTGCATTCTTGGATAAAGAGCCTGAGACCCGTAAGGAAAAAGCAATCAATATTGCAAAGTCATTCGGATACAATATTGCACCGGTGGACGTTAATAAATCCGGACGTGTGTGGGAGATTGCATCAGACAACACGACGTTGATCCAGCCGCTTACTTCCATTAAGGGTTTTGGAGATTCTGCATTGGAGCAGATAATTGAACACCGACCCTTCAACAACATTGAAGACCTATTGTTCCGGGAAGAGATAACATATTCTAAATTGAACAAGAAGGCGCTGGATGCCCTCTGTCGCGCCGGAGCCATGGATAAGCTTGTTGACGAGAGATTCTCTGGTCGTAAACATTTTTGGTCTGCAGCAGTTGTTGATAGACCAAAAAATAGAAAGAAGTTTGCTGAGAATATTGAAGCTTACAGCAAGGAAGGAGACTTCTCGGAAGAAGAAATCATTCACTTTAAGTCAGAACTGACTGGAGTGTTCCCAATGAATCTGGTAATCACCACTGAAACTATTCAAAGACTCAAGGATAAATTTATTCCACCTATTTCTGAATTTGATTCGGATCTGTGCGTGTGTTGGTTCATTCCACGCAAGATTGTTCCGAAGAAAACCAAGAACGGCAAGAATTATTGGATTGTTGAGGTAATTGACTCCAACAACGAGACAGAGAAGATTAGATGTTGGGGCGTCAAGCCAGAAAAAGATAAGATTTTCACCAATAGGCCCTATATGGCCAAGTTAAAGTATGACGAGCAGTGGGGCTTTTCCACTTATGCTGTGGGTAAGACATTTAAACTGCTTGGTTAGCCTAATTATAGCACGGAGTAAGGGTCGTGCGCGCATCTAATTTGTTAAAATGGAAAAGAACCTTGAATGAACTTAGGTTTAAGCATAGCGAGTTGGAATTTATAGATGATATCAATGAGTCCCATGCTCAAGAATTTCAGAGGTATCTTGAGGATTTTTGTAGGGAAAAAGAAGTAGATCTTGTTGATCTAAACAAAAATCTTCTAGCCGCACAATCAATCAAGATTGAGGAAAGCCAGCCTGAAGAAAGGCTCAGGTTGCCAGAGACCGACGTTGATGCCGATGGGGCGCTTGTGGTTCATCACGACAAATCAGAGGCTGATGCAGACGACGAGGTTTTAATAAAAGACAGCAAAGAATTATCTAACGCTTTCGCCAAGCTTTTTAAACAAATAGCACTCTACCTCCACCCTGATCGATTACAGAATTTATCAGATGAGGAAAAGAAAGAGAGGCTTGAATTGTTCAAGGAAGCACAAAGGGCATTAAAAGAAGAACGATATTATTTCCTCCTTGACCTTTCGGAGAGATTCGGAGTCAGAACTCCAAAGAACTACAAGCAGCAAACTAGATGGATGAAAACAAAAATTCAAGAAATAGAGTCTAAAATTCAGAACGAGAAGGCAACCTACAACTACAAGTACGCTGAATGCGAAACAGAAGAAGAAAAACAGCGTTTGATGCGCAATTTTATATATCAAGTTTTTCAAGTTCACGTGGATTAAATACTTGACAGCTTCCCAATATTCTGCTATATTAATAGAGTAAATAAGGAGGCCACATGGCTACAACAAATGATCAAAAGAAACAATACGTTAAGGAGTATATCCGCTCCCTAGCAGCAATTGAAGAGTGCATCGAACCCTATCAGGAACAGAAGCGAGAACTTCGTTCGGAGTTTCGGGAGAATGGATGGCTCAATACGGATGAGATCCGAGCAGCAGTGAAGGCATATCGTCTTTATAAGCAGAAGTACAATATTGACGAGGTGGTTGACAACTTCGCACTAATCTCTGGTGTTGGGGAAGAACAATGATGGCTTCAACATTGTTTGAGCATCAAACGCTAATCAGCTTTCTTGACAGCAATCAACACAATAATTGGATCGGGACGCCTATTGAAAAATATGTTGGCCTGAGCACCAAAAACAAGGGTGTGTACGGTGAAATGGCCGTAGAACAATACATGAGTAACGAAGGCTGTGTTGTACAGGTACCCCAAAATCCGGCCCATGATAGGATATTTGACGATATCAAGACGGAAATTAAATTCAGTGTCGCTAACTCTCCAAAGGTAAAGAGGAAGTCCAGTGTACATTTCGGCCGTAAGCTAATTAAGCCTGATGAATTTACTTTTAATCATATTGCAGAAAAAAAGGATTGGTCGCGATTAATTTTTTGTGGCGTCAATCCATCTTTGGATAACCCGAATGTTTTATGGGCTTCCCCCGAAACCCGGCCTCCCGAATTAAGAATGTTCTGGATGCATAAGGCGGACTTTGTTCGTTACATGGCCGGCCCAAATAAAAAATCCAGATTATTCTCCCGCCAACAGGGCGGCGAAGGTGGCAGTAATGATGACTATATGTTAGCAGGATCCAACAAGTTTCAAAAACTGATCAATCTATCATTTGTGTACCCAATTGAGAAGTGGGGTCTATGAATTGGAACACAGTCAATTTAATGAGTTGCATTGATGGTCTTCCACAAATAGACGCGGATTCTGTTGATTGTTTGATTGTTGATCCTCCTTATAATATTGGTAAGGATTTTGGAAACAACAAGACAAGAAAAGAAATTCAAGATTATATTTCGTGGTGCAAGGAATGGTTAACAGAATGTGAGAGGATCTTGGCCCCTTCGGGCACGATGTATATCTATGGCTTTAGCGAGATTCTGGCTTTTATTTCTGTTGAGTTATCTTTACCGCACCGGTGGCTTGTATGGCATTACACCAACAAAACAGTCCCTTCTTTGCATTTTTGGCAACGCAGCCATGAATCAATATTGTGTGTCTGGAAAGATAAGAATAAGAGAATTTTCAACAGAGATAGTGTTAGAGAACCATATACAGAGGGGTTCGTTAAAGGTTACTCAGATGGCAAGCGCAAACGCCCGCCCGGTACCGGCCGGTTTAATACCAAAGGCAAGGATGTGACCACAACTTATACCGTCAACAAGAAGGGCGCCCTTCCACGAGATGTTATTAAGGTGCCTTCTCTTGCTGGCGGATCCGGCATCTCTGAGCGCTACGTGTATTCTCCCTCCGCCGCTGCACTGTATACAAGTAAGCAAGCTAAAGCCCTCAATGTTACCGACGGAATCAAACATCCCACACAAAAACCTATCAAGCTAACACAAAAATTGCTGGATGGTTGCCTGCATGAAGATGGGGCGCCCCGCGTCGTGATACCCTTTGCTGGCACAGGCAGTGAGGCATTGGTTTGCAAACAAAACAATTTAAAATGGATCGCTTTTGAAATTAATAAAGATTATGCTGACATGAGTAATTTATTGGTTCAACGGGGATTCCCAACTAACAAAAAAAGGAAAACAAGTGAATAAAAATACACAACTAACGATGTTCTCATCTAAAACAGGAGAGTGGGCAACACCACAGGAATTTTTCGATAAGCTAGATTGGCGCTTCGGACCATTTGACTTGGACCCGTGCGCAGATCCAACTAATACAAAATGCGCAAACTTCTTTACAGAAGCCGAGAATGGCTTGTCTAAAGACTGGTCAGGTTTTGCCAGCTTTATCAATCCGCCATATGGCCGCGGCATTGAGAAGTGGATCAAAAAGGCCTACCAAGAATCCCGCAAGGAAGGTACCAAAGCGGTGATGCTTATTCCTGCGCGAACCGACACCAAATATTGGCACGAGTACGTCATGAAGGCGGACGAAGTCTATTTTGTAAAGGGTCGCCTTAAATTCGGTGATTGTAATAACAGCGCCCCCTTTCCCTCCGCCGTTGTTGTCTTCGACGGAACAAACGAAAGGCAAATCTTCGGAGCTATGAACCGATGAATCGCCAGCAGCGCCGTACGCTAAAGAAGTACGTAGATAAGCAAGCCACAGAAAACCTCGCGGAAAAAATTTCCCAGTTTGGCAAGCTACCGGAACAATGCAGTATTTGTCAGGAAACATTTGACAAAGAAGATAGAGACATGTTACAATCATGGTCGGTTGTTGTTAAGCAAGAGGTGGTAAGATTATTTTGTCCCGAATGCATGAAGAAAGCAAAGGAGGTAATTGACAATGCCAAGAATCCAGAGGATTGATAGAAAAAGTCTAGACATGATTATGAACGGGGAGGTTGATGAAAAGCACTCCGTCGTGATTAAGTTTTATTCATCACAGTGCCATATGTGTCATGCCCTCGCACCGATATATAAAAGAATATCAGATGAGTATGAGGATGTCATGTTTTACGTTTACAACACGTATCACGATGGCGAAGAACTTGAAGCAAAGTACGGCTTTGAAGGTGTTCCAACTATTTGTTTCGTGAGAACAGAGGGCGAGAATACTAGAATAAAGATTCTGCCTGACGCAGAAAAGCCATCCGAAGCGACATGGTACTATGAAGACCAGATACACGAATTTATTGAGAGATACAAACACACACAAAAGGAAAGGAGTTAATAATATGGCCTCATTAAAAAATTTAGAAGCAGCGTTAATGCAGCTTCGCGGTAAAGCGTTAGAACATTTCGGTGCTATTGAGATATTGATCAATAACCCAGCAGCCATTTCGGAACACACCGATTTTGTTGCCGAAATCATACGGCACGCCAAGGGCCTTTCAGAATGCGAGGAGGCGTACGGCACACTACAATCTCACTTCGTACCCAAAACTCCTCAAGCTCCTGTCGTGGAGCCGCCAGTACCACCGCCAGTCCGTATTGAGGCCGCTGAAACTGTTGTTGACTCTGACAATTCACCTACAATGAAAAGAGCAAAAAAAGCAGCCAAGGCCAGAAAGAGAAGGGAGGAGCCCAGTGAATAAGACAGAAGCTTTGACGTACGATGATGTCCTACTGCAGCCACAATATTCAGAAATACGCTCACGGAAAGAAATCAACATTGGCACCGATCTCGGCCGCGGCCTTCAGTTGAAGTTGCCTATATTTTCATCACCGATGGACACAATTACAGGCGGCCAGATGGCTTCGTCGATGTATGGGATAGGTGGTGCCGGTATCATCCACCGCTATAACACAATTGAAGAACAAGTACTTCAGGTTGTGAGAGCTTATGAATGTAGCGTAAATTCTATATCACCGGTGCTCGGCGCCGCAATTGGCATTTCCGGAGATTATTTGGAACGTGCTACGGCGTTGCTGTCCGCTGGTGTTGATTTTTTGTGCGTTGACGTGGCCCATGGCCACCACATCATGATGAAAGAAGCATTAGAAAATCTTAGGAAACTTACCGCAGATTTCCACATCATGGCTGGAAATGTCGCGACCTTGCAAGGGGTCAACGATCTATCAGATTGGGGGGCCGATTCAGTAAGGTGCAATATTGGAGGCGGTTCTATATGCTCCACTCGCGTTCAAACCGGCCATGGCTTGCCGGGCCTCCAAACTATCTTTGAATGCTCTAAAACTGATCGCGATGTGGCTATCGTCGCAGATGGTGGCATAAGAAACTCCGGCGATATTGTAAAAGCTTTATCCGCCGGCGCAGATGCAGTCATGTGCGGATCGCTGTTAGCCGGTACAACAGAATCTCCGGGGAATGTTTTTGAAGGCGCCGATGGGTTTAAGTATAAATCATATCGTGGTATGGCATCCAAAGAAGCACAGATGAGTTGGAGAGGTGCCTACTCGTCTTTTGAGGGGGTTGCTACTCAAGTTCCTTTTCGCGGCAGTGTGATTGGCATTCTGGAGGATATTGAGAGAGGGATTAGGAGCGGTTTTTCATATAGCGGTGCGCAAAATTTGAAAGAGTTACAGCACAAAGCTAAATTTGTACGCCAAACCTCCGCTGGTCTGGGCGAGAGCCGCACCCACATAAACACAAGGAAGTGGTAAATTATGCCCGAGGATTTCAGTGACTACGGTCACAGCACCAAGAGGATTGTTTTTAAGGTCTCAGACCACGACCACGCGAAATTGATAGTACGCCTCCGCCACAATTCACTAACCCAGTCCGAATTCTTTAAGGCCATTATAGAAGCTGTTAATTCCGATAACGACACAATTTTATCTTTTATAGGTGATTATGTTTCAAGTAAACAGAAATTAAACAAACAAAGAATAAAGAAAAGCAAAAAATTAATCACACAAGGACAACAATTGAGCAAAGACTTTTCCTTGAACGCCGATGAAGTTGAAGATGTCTTTGATTTGATCGCGGAGGAGTTCCCAGAGCTATGAAAACTGACGGACTGAAGGCGTGCTCAAGAATGTGCATGCGAAAAAACACCCAATGTAAGAAAAGAGAGTGCCGCCATTTTATTGATTATCCTGCTGAATTTAACTGTGTACTAATCACAGTTTTTAAACATGGTAATCTGACATTGAGAGAAACTGCCGACCGATTAGGTATTTCTTTTGCGAGAGTAAAGCAGATAGAAATGAAGGCGCTCCACAAGATGAAAAAGTCCGATCTGGCAGATTGAGGAAACATTTTGTGTCTTTTGTTAATAATAGCTACTATTTAATCATGAGTTTATCAAGGAGAATTTACTATGGCTCGCAAAACACTTTTAACCGAGGCTGAAATTCGCAGCTTCATGAAGCTCGCAAATTTAACCCCTGTTGGTGACGCGCGACTACAAGAATGGAGTCCGCCCATTGAGGAAGAGCTTCCCCCCGAAGAAGACGAGGAAGGACTGCCCAGCGACGATGCTGCAGCCGTAGATGACATGGAAATGGATGCCGATCTGGGCGCCGTAGATGACATGGAAATGGACGCCGAGCTTGATGCCGATCTCGGAGATGATCTCGGTGCTGAAGAAGGCCCAGCAACAGACCTTGGTGGTGGAGATAAAGAAGATCAATTTATGGACCTTGTACAGCAGCTAGCTGATTTGGTTGGTGTTGATGTTGAAATGGATGACGGCGAAGCCGTTGCTGATGCCGAGATGGAAATGGGTGATGATGTGGATTCCCTAGAAGGGGGTGATGACTTAGGTGATGAAGCCGCACTCGATGCCGATCTTGGCGGCGAAGAAGAAGCGCCCATGGGCGACGAACTGCCGCCAGAAGAAGATGAAGAAGACCTTCCCGGTATGAGAAGTTATCAAGAAGGTAAAACCGATGCCATCGTTAGCGAAGTTGCCAAGCGCGTAGCTGAGAGGCTCCGTAGCGAAGACAGCAAACAAAAGGTAGTTGACCAGCTTGCCGAGCGCATCTTCACTCGCTTAACGAGCAAGTAATGCTTGACAATCAACAGATTGTTTGATATAATAACCATCTAGCGATGGTTATTTTTTTGAGGATTTAATGGGTTTAGAACAATACGCACTGCATCTTTTAACTTTTATATTTGGCTATGTCACATGCCGAACGTTCTACTTTTTGAAAACTACTAGAGTCTCTATCCAATTATTGAAAGTTACGCACGTTGTTTGTCTTGCAATTTTGGTTAAATGCATAGAAGAGTATAGCTATGCAGAATCCCAGAAGCTGCTAGCGCTCTTAAAATGTGGAGTCACAAAAGACGACGAAGTATATAAAAAGACAACCCGCATGCACGATCAGGAGGTTGAGCTTTTTAAGAAACGCGGAATCGCCACGATTCTCGCCTTGCATCCTGATTATTTTAGAACTGTGCCCGAGTTCGACGATTGGGACACTGCCATGTCGTACCTTGACACCAATAAAAAAATTGCCCAGACATTTATGTCTTAAAGGAAAAGCCAGATGATAGATAAAATAATTAAAAAACTACAGGAAGCATTAGCGGTATCTCCGCCAAATAAAGATAGGGTAATATTATTAGACCCTGATGCAATAGGATCCGCGCCTGAACCCGATCTTAGAATTGTGGGCCTTTTCTCAGATGTTGAACAAGAGAAAATCGCCGAGATTTGCCAGTCCATGATTTATATGAATGAAACAAATAAAAATCTCAAAAAAGAACAAGAGAAAAGACCTATTGAGTTCTACGTGTCAACATATGGCGGCAATGCGGACGATATGTTCGCCCTATATGACTTGATGACTACAATAAAAGAAAACACAGAGATTCACACCATTGGATTGGGAAAGGTTATGTCCGCCGGCGTCTTGCTGCTGGCTGCTGGAACGCAAGGCAAACGAAAAATTGGCAGGAATTGTCGTGTAATGCTACATAACGTAGTTGGTGGCACCATGGGCTCGCTGCCAAACTTGACTAACGAGATAGAGGCAATACAACAATTGCAAGATGATTACGTGGCAGCTTTGGTTGAAAGCACGAAGCTTTCAAAGAAAAGACTTACAAAAATGTTAAATGAGAAAGTCAATATTTATTTATCTGCAGAAGAAGCCGTCCAACATGGGATCGCCGATATTATTATATAAAATACTTGACAAATTTCCATAAACAAACTATAATATGTTATAACTTGAGGTATTAATGAGCAGAGCATTTGATAATAAAACTTCATTGCAACAAAAAATTCTTAAAGGCGTTAACACATTAGCTGATAATGTTGCGTCAACACTTGGTCCACGAGGCCGTAACGTAATTCTACAAGAAAATGGGAGGCCACCCTTCATCACGAAAGACGGGGTAACTGTGGCGCACTTTGTTTCACTGGAAGATCCTTTTGAAAACGCAGGTTCCCAGATTATTAAGCAAGCTGCAATTGAAACCAACAACACTGCTGGTGATGGAACGACCACCGCAACCGTACTTGCGCGAGCAATTTTAAATGAATCGCAAAAGTATATTGCTACCGGCGTTTCTCCTATTGAACTAAAGAGAGGTATAGATGCAACAGTTAGAGAAATTACAAACAATCTTGAAGAGATGGCAGCCCCAGTCGCTAGCGCGGAAGATATCGCTCACGTTGCTACAATTTCAGCCAACAACGATACTGCTATTGGAAATCTTGTCACTCTTGCTATTGATAGGGTGGGCGAAGATGGCTCCATAACAATTGAAGAGTCTCGTTCTCTTGACACGTCTATTGATGTTACAGAAGGATTTAAGGTTCAGTCAGGCTATTGCGCCGCAGCCTTCGTTACTGATGAACGCCGCGCAACTATGAATTATGAGGAACCACTTATACTCGTGACAGACTATAAGATTTCACAAGTTGAGCCCATCTTACCATTACTAGAAATGGTAGCAAGGGAAGGTCGCCCCCTGATAATTGTCGCTGAAGATATTGATGGCCAAGCCTTGGCTGCTATGATTATGAATGCTATGAGGGGAACTTTAAAGATTGCTGCTATTAAGGCACCCTATTATGGCGAAGAACGCAGGTACCTGTTAGATGATCTGGCAATATCTGTAGGTGCCACTTTTGTCACCCGTGAGAGCGGCACCAAACTATCAGACGTCAAGTTGTCTGATTTAGGAATGGCCAGAGCAATCGAAAGTACAAAGTACACCACTACTGTTGTGGGTGGCAAATCTAACTTTAAAGCTATTGATGAGAGAATCCAAGCTCTAAAGAAACAAGTCAAAGATACAGAGTCCATGTCGGAAGCCGAGATGCTCCAGTCAAGGGTCGTCAGACTATCGTCTGGTGTGGCAATTATTTCTGTCGGCGGCACGACTGAAGTTGAGATGATTGAGAGAAAGCATAGAATCGAGGATGCCCTAGAGGCGGTACGATCAGCACAAGATAAAGGAATCATAGGCGGCGGCGGCACAGCGTTGCTCCGAGCAAGCAGGGATGTTGAGATAACTGTTTCCCATGAAGATCAAAATATTGGAAAGCTAATAGTTATAGAAGCCTGTAAAGCACCTTTTAAACAAATGGCGCTCAATGCCGGCGACTCACCAGATGTATTAACTAATTTGGTTATTGATTCCGATGATGGTATGGGCTGGGATTTTAGGAATAATGTCTTGACAAATATGGTTGACAGTGGTATTATTGATCCAGTGAAAGTTACAACGACTGCTTTACAGAATGCAGCTAGCTGTGCTGGCACGTTGATAACAACCGGCTTCGCTATAATTCAAACGGAGGATAAGTGATGCAACAAGGAGATCTGATTCACATCCCCCAAGACGTGGAACTGTGGTGTGAAACCGATAAAGGAATGAGATTGAGAAGGACCGAAAGACCAACTGTTGGTGTTTACTTGAGCAGAATGAGTCACCATGTTTATCAAGTTTATGCTAACGGCCACGCGTGGAAGCTTAAAAGAAGAGATGTATATCCACTGGAGGAACTCAATGGGACTAGTTAAGCTAACTGAGGTGTGCGGAACCGGAGCAGTTACCACCAACGCCAAATACGCACTAAGAGAAGTCTTCGTCAATCCCGAACACGTTGTTATGGTCCGAGAGGAGCACAGACTTAGGCAGTTAAACGAAGAAGGTCTGATAGACAAAGGTTTAGATACCAACCATCGGTTTTCAAAAATAACAATTGATAAAGGAAATACGGGTACCGAAATTGTAGTAATCGGCGCTCCGGAGATTATTGAAAAAACACTACACACAAACAAACAAATTTTAAGAGGATAAAATGAAAAAACCAATCGTACTCCAATACACCATTGATGAGAGTCAATTGCCATCAGAAACAGCGCGCCTGCTTTCTAATTCGCTAGCGAGACTTACATCTATCGCAGCAACGGTACCCGAGACTAGTAACATCCTGTCGATCAAGACAGTTAATGAAGTCGGCGCCCTAAGAGATGAATTGTCAAGTATAGATCTTATGCTTGGAGATGTTAGTTCTATTGTTGATCAATATATTCAGTATCAAAATGAACTCCGCGCCGCCCAGCTAGCTGGCGAACTTGAAGTTCCCGAAGAAATTGAAATACCGGATGTGGATAGCGTTAATATGTCACACATGAGCGCGAAAGAGTTGCAAACAAAGTTGGTAGAACTGCAGAAGTTGCAATCGAATGATTCTGCATCGTTTGAAGACGCTGCTGAGATTCTACCGGGACTCAAGAAAAAAACTGTGAAAATTAACAATGGCCCCCCAACTCCGGAGAGTGAACAGAAAGCAGAAAGACTACACCAGCAGGTAGAGGAAATTAAGAAATTTAGAGATAGTGCAGAGAATATGGATGAAAGAGAAGTTTTGTCTATGCTATCCGATATGAATGAAATGGATTTCACGGATATAAACAATGTCGGCTTACAGCTTCGGGAACTACAATCTAAAATAGGCAAAAAATGAAATCCCCAATTAAAGATTTGAGGTTTTCGCCAAAATCATTGCCGACATTAAAAGAGCTGATCCCGGCCGCCGCCAAGGTTGACAGTTATTTATTATATTCGGGCCAGATAGAGATCGACCTAGCCGAAGATGATAGGCACGTTGTTGCTCACACAACTAGTTTTATTGTTTATGATTTTTGGCGAAGCATGTTTGACAACCCTGATATTATCTTACAGGCTGTTGACCATTTTTGGCCAATTGAGGATGAGAAGCTCTTTGATGTATATCAGACAGTTTTCCGAGGCTATAAAGATCACCTAGTTAGAGCAGCCTTGTTCTTTATCTTGAACAGGTGTTCCTCTGAGGGTATGATTCAGTCGGGCATGTTTGATCCTAAAAATTTTAATCCTATCGCACTCTCCTATATTCAGAGATTCAAAAGAGAAAATTTTGATGTTGCGTGGGATAAAAATGAGAATTTTATAGATAGCATTCAGGCCGACACGGATGCTGATTACTTATATTTCCCTGTCGGCAAGTTTGGTTATAATTTTTTTGAGGAGTCCATCAGTCGCGGCTTTGAAGAAACTTCTATCAACCACGTTGCTCTTTCTCAAAAGGTTAAAGAACTTGACAAAAAGGTAATACTAGACTATATTTATCACCCTCGCTTGATGCGGTTGTATAAACAGTTTCCGACAAAAATTTTACTTGACAATTATGGAAGAATCACTCGCGACGAACAAATGGCCAAGGAGGTCCTAATTGCCAATTATTGAATTAGGAAAGACATTTGCATTATTTGCTACCGCTCAAGCCTGCGTGTGGTTTCAATGTTATTCACATTATATTTGGGAATGGTGGCAAGGCAAGCCTTTTCATGCTGCGATTATTTTTGGTATCCCTGCTAGCGTTATGTTTTGGTATGGTACCAAGATCGCTGTAGATGCTACAAATGCTGCATGGACCGCTAGGATGCTGGGCTTCGGGGCATCGTACTTTACTTTCCCGGTACTAACTTGGTGGCTACTGAATGAAAGTATGTTCACGACTAAGACGATGTTGTGTGTATTTTTGTCGTTTTTGATTATTGGAATTCAGTTATTTTGGAGATAATATGAGAATTGTAGAAAAACCTTGGGGCTTTGAACATATCTGGGCCGAAACAGATGGTTATGTAGCCAAGATGTTGCACATAGAACCAGAACAGCGTTTGTCTCTTCAGTATCATGAAGTTAAAGAAGAAACTGTGTACGTGTTAGAGGGAACGTTATTAAATTGGACTGATAAGACTGACCCGCCGCAAAAGTTTAAAGCAGGTTCTGTGTTTCACGTAAAACCTAACCAAGTTCATCGCTTCGGCGCTGGCAAGACACTAGTTAGATTGATGGAGGTTTCAACACCCCATTTAGATGACGTTGTAAGGCTAGCGGACGATTATAAAAGATGAGCGATATTTTTCTTTTTGATGTTGATGGTACACTCACAGTAGCTAAACACAAAATAGATTCCTCCTTCCAGAAAGATTTTCTGAAGTGGATGGACAAAAAAGAAGTTTATATTGTTTCAGGCGGAACATTTGAAAGAATTGTAAACCAGCTCGGTACCGATGTTCTCAACAAAACGTCAGGTGTCTTTGCCTGCATGGGTAATGCGTTTCTTCAAAAGGCTGAGCTTATTAACGATACCGGCTTTAACGAATGGGAACTGGTATACAAGAATAAGTTTGTCTACCCCAAGAATCTTGTTCGTCGTCTTGAATCTATTGTTGCTAAATCCGACTTCCCGGTTAAGACCGGTCACCATTATGAAGAACGCGTCGGTATGATAAATTATTCTATCGTCGGCCGGAATGCCAGCCAAGATCAGCGAGAACAGTATGAAAAATGGGATGCAGAGAAACAGGAAAGAAAACAGATCGTTGAAGTTTTACGTAAAAAGTTTAAGACTCTTGACTTTGTTATCGGCGGCGCGGTTAGTATGGACATATTCAATAAGGGTAACGACAAATCACAGGTTATCGACCGATATTTTAAGGAAGCGCTTGAGCACAATCGGATACATTTTGTGGGCGATAGGATAGCCGCACCCGGCAATGATCATACACTGGCCGAATTGCTCCGCGCCCACCCGAACGGTGCTGCATATGAAGTTGAAACGTGGGAAGATACAGTTAAACTATTAAAGACTGACCCTTTTGCGTAGATACCACTAAAAACAACTATTTATAGTGACGGAGTTTGGTACATGGACATTTCAACAGGAAGCTGGTTTAAATATTTACGCGAAGAAGTTTTAACGGAGGGGCTACGAGACATCGGCTTGCCCGAGGTCATCATTGACTTTATTGAGGAAGGCATGCCGAATGCTCCCGAGAAGTCAAAGATGTACGCAGGCAATAACTGGAAAGAACACAGGCTGGGCAATCCCGGCTACATTGACAGCACTCAACAGAACTGGCTGAGTTTCATGGAGCGTAATTTTAGAGATCAAATACAGCTTCCGCGCGCTACACATAACCCAGTGCAAGCACGTACAATCACCCCCTATACTATTGATGGAATGGTTCGCGAACCAACAACTCGCGTGCAATATGACGACGAAACCATCGAGCAAAACAAGAAGATCGCATTCGTCGCAGACAATATAAAGCAAGCGTGGGCAAAGCCCGCCGGCACTTGGCGCAAGACATTTATGAAAGCAGTCAAGGCGCTAAGTAAAGCAGGCTTGCCTTCCGAGAAGGTTGAGGTGGTCAAAGATGAGTTGCAGCGTAACATGCTGGCTCAGTGGAGAACATACTGGGGCAGATATAACGAGTTGTTCTCTTGGCTCAACGACGAACCAACGAACTACGAAATGATCAAGGGCGATGACATTGACAACGCATACAATACCGCCATGCAGGACTTGGAGAACCAAGAAGATCCAGAACAGATCCTGCATAAATTTGAAGATGGCTCGTACTGGTATAACTTGCAGGTGTCTAACTGCTCGGTAGAAGGCGAGCGAATGGGACACTGCGGCTCTGACTCTCGCGGTGTGCTAGTCTCGCTCCGCAAGCGCCAAAGCAAGCGCAAGGCATCCTCGTCCTATGTCACGATGACTTGGGATAGCGATACGCTTTACCAGATCAAAGGACGCTCTAATGACGCACCTCCGATGGAAATGTGGGATCACATCGAGTGGTTCATCAGAAATATGGATATCAGCAGCGTTCAAGAAACAGGCGAACACTCTAACGATGAAGAAGGCTTCCGAGAGATGATAGAGTATCTGCAACCACGCAACCGCGATGTGAACTTCACAGGCGCAGTTGACGAAGGCGCAATGCAAGAAGCGATAGACGAGGTTGTCAACGACTACGACGGCGAGAACTCAAGTATCTTTGGAGAAGTACGGGGTCCAGAAGATCACGGTGGTGATTACTATACTGTGCAAATGAACGGTGATGGTAGCTTGGAGATTAACTTGGGGTGGAAGGGATTTGAGCTTAGAAACAATGAGTACACTCCTACCATAATGGCAAACGATACCACGCAGGACGACAGATACGAAACGATACCCGAGAACACTTGGGGAAGCAGCGCAAGAGACTTTACGAGTGAAATAGGCTTAGATGAGATTGGCTATGATCTCCCCGGAGAAACCGAGGTTGAGTGGGAAGTTAAAATGCTCACAGGCGCTCAGCCAGATGATGAAGAGATAGATCCAGACTATCCGGCAACCGCACACCTTATAGTTAGCTTCCGTTGTTACGAATACGAGAGCGTGGAAGACGAAGATGATGCTAGCCGCATAGCAGAGAACTTTGCCTCAGGAGTACAATCGGGATTTGAAGACGAGTACGACGAGATCAAAGAAGAGCTAAGGGCCAAACTTGCACAAGAAGGCTACTCTGTCAAGACAGCTTATGATCGTGATCGCGGTGAGATGAGTGAGTATGAATTAGATCACTGGAACATCTACACCGACAAGTCAGGATTAGAGTTTTGGTTCCGCCCAGAAAGCAGCGCCGACACGCTTGTTGAGTACGGCGATATGCCGATGATATTGAAGATGTGGGGGCAACACCGACGACCCGGACACATAGATCACTTATACTCTCGCGCCTTTGGTCGATCTACCGGAATGGCGATACAGCCCCGCTCCGCAGCCCGCTACGGCAACCCTGATCTAGATCGCAATATGGCGAGAACACTGGAGAGATTGTATAAGAAAAACAAGGAAACCAATGCCGCAGGACAAGAGCAATTTCCCTTCGGTGACAAGTACGCCGCCAAGCATGTACCGATTGTCTTAGCGAAAGACTCTCGCTTTGTTATTCAAGGCGCCGCCGCATACAACACCAGTGGACAAGGCGCAGGCGCATACCCCGAGATGCCCATTGGCTGGCGCTATACCATCGGTGTAGACTCCAGTGCATCACCAGAAGAGGTACAGACAGTCAAGGACATCGTAAGATACTTTAACGAGAACCCTCAGTTGGTTATGGATGCCGCCAAAGAGACTATTGATATAGCACTTGAAGGCTCGGTAGCGCTGGCAGAAGCAACGAAAGCAGATGTGATGTCGGGAAGGATTGTTTACGCAACCATCAGACAGATTGATTCTATGCTCGGACCCAATGTGCGTTCCGGCTCTGATGAATGGGCAGAGCGCAAAGTAGCGATGGCTAGGTGGATCAATCAAAACTTTGAGCAGATGAACGAACCAGAAAAGCACGTAGCTTGGTATGATTACCTCTCACCGATAAGAAACAATCAATTCAATATGGCTCGTGAAGGTGAGATTGAACCCGAAGGCGATGATGCCGGCAAACCAATTCGCTGGAATGAGAAGGTTCAAGAGCAGATGAAACGAATGAGAGCCTTCAGCGGCACTGTACGCAACTATGGTGGCGTTCAACGCGGAGAAACGCAAACCGGCACACTGGGAGAGCCACGTGACTTGTCGGAGAGCGTGGAAGAGCAGATCGAAAGGATTGATAGGTTAATGAACGAGCTTATTGAAGTAAGACGTTATAAGATGCACATCGAACTATCTCTTGAAACAACTGAAAAATCTTCAATTGAAGATTATAAGGACGCGATTCGTGCATGCAAGGGTGTAACCACCGTTCAGACTGTAAGCACTCGCAAGATGGCCACCAAGACAATGGCTTTGCTCAGTATTAAATTTGCTCTCAAGGGACAAGAGGCCCGTAAGATTTATCTAGATCAGCTATTCCTACCATATATCAGGGGTATTAGCGGCCTAAACATCGGGCCGTCCGGCTACAGTTTTCCAGAGGAGATCAAAAAAATTAGAGAGTCGTCACATACTCCCATGGACCCCCCTGAACACGCTAGGCAGCCAATTAACACACCACGCATGTCAATTGATAAGGTGGCCCAAGACTGGATGGACGCGGGCGTAATGGCATATGATGTGCCCATGAATACCAATAACATGGCATACCACGTAATGGTTCCCACCAAAGAATTGAAAGGGTTCTGTTCTAGAGAATTTCGGGCCCCAGCCGATTCATTTGACGGTGGATACAAAAACTTTATCAAACACGGCCCCCAAGTGCCGGTATATGTTGCTGTGGGTCAGAACGGTAGAATTAAAATTACCGGTAACGAAGATGACGTTTGGTACGCCACCAAATCAGGATTGGAAGAACTTCCGGTTTTCTTTAGTTATCAAAAACAAGTTTAACGGAGTATATACTATAGGGCCAACTGATGATTAAAGCTATTGCTAGAGTTCTTATTACTTCGTTTTTGTTCTTTTTCGTAGGGCTCATCGTTACCTTTTCCGTCACGAAACAAAGAGCGACACCGGGCCCATACCAAATTAAAAGAGCCTTATCAGATTCAAGCAACGTTTCTAAAAAATACACAGTTAGCGAAAAAAAATCACTTAAGAAATCGGTAGATTCAGCAGTCAGGGTCATGTCAGTTGATGAAAGTGGTGAAGGTATATCTCTTGCCTCGGGTACGTACTTTGTTTATCTCGGAAAATATTATGTTTTAACAGTGTCACATGCAGTCGCCGGCTTGTGTAAAGATTTAATTGTTACATATTTCACTGATTCCGCGAAGTGCGTTGAATACACACTGATCAACACACAAGTTGATTATGCTATCATTGAAATTGAAGAGCTGCCGAACAGAAAACCTTTAACTGTGCTCAATTCTATCGAATTTCGGCCGGCCAAATATCCTAAATTGCTTGATAAAATATACTACACCGGATATCCTAACAATATTGGGCCGTTATCTTTCACTGGAACAGTTTCTGGATTCGCGGACAATGGGTTTATATTTTTAAATTCATATGCATGGACTGGTTCATCGGGCTCCGGAGTGTTTAATGATAGAGGAAAATTAATTGGAATCATCATGGCTTTAGACGTTGGAACAACACAATATGGCGTTGACGTGTTGGAAAACCTACTTATCGTTGTGCCGGTCCATCACATTGATTGGGCAAACGCCCTACATAGGTGAAAATATGTTTAATAAACTAGAAAAAGTAGCCATTAAATTAGCAGAATTAGAAAATCACATAACAGATCTTAAAAATAGTATCAAAAATGTGATAGAATATGTTCAGAGTCAAGATTTGGAATCGGACAATATCAATAATAAGGAATTTACAAATGGAAACGGAAAGTCAAGCAACGAGCAAGATCAGTGAGCGTGATGAAGAAGACTCATCCCCCGCTGCCGATTTAAAACCTAAGCCACCTCCACGCCTTGCTCCACGCGGCATTAAAACTTTTACGGTATGCCGACAAAAAGATGAAACTGGAGTTTCTGGCGAGGGTGTTGTTATTGAAGGTGTCTTACTGGCGTCCGGGCATTGTATAATTCACTGGCTCTACCCTCCGCCACGCGGTGGTCTAGCTATCTTTGATTCGCTTCAAGATTTTGAAAAAGTACACATTAAGCCTCACCCATCTAACAAGACAATTCTCACGTTTGAAGATGGTGAGCAGACTATTTATGACGGAGGATAATCATGTCGTATAAATATACAACGGGAAGCCTTCGCCAAGGCGACATCTATTATGAAGATGATCGCGATGGTGATCCCACCTACATAGATTTTGGTATGGATACTATAACGCTGCGGCCCAGCGGTTCGCAAATACTCCACGCAACAGCTACTTCTGTCGGCATCGGCACAACAGCCCCGGCGACAGCAATAGATGTTCATCACAATCCCACCTCCCTCTCTAACGATACTGGCGGCGGCGAAGTGGTAACATTTGGAAGTAATGGCGGCAATGATTTCACGGCTGGGAAGGTGTATTACCTGAATAGCAGCGGAACATGGATAACGACCGATGCCGACGCAATTGCCACCAGTGATGGTTTATTGGCTATTGCGCTTGGGACTGCCCCCGCCAACGGAATGCTTTTGCGAGGTTTCTTTGACGCAACCACCTACTTGTCTAACTTTGTATCAGGCTTGCCGGTATATCTTTCAATAACAGCGGGCACGATGGATACAACAAAGCCTTCGGGAACAGATGATGTGGTGAGGTGTGTGGGCTATTGCACAAACACAGCCAATGTAATATATTTTAATCCGGAGTCGACTACATTGGAGTTAAGCTAAATGGGTGTCAATAAAATAAACGGGATTGCAGTGGCGAGCATCGCCAAGATAAATGGCAAAACGGTTGATAGCTGTACCAAGATAAACGGACAAGCGTTGGCAGCGGCGCCGGCTCACGATCCACTGTGGGTCTGTATCGGAAGAGATGGTACTGTTTGCCACTCAACAGATGCTGCGACTTGGAGTGAATACCGCGTACCAGTTGGCACATCAGTGGATTATTGGGATCTTTCCTTTGGGAAGGATGGCAACAACGATGATATGTGGGTGATCTCAACAGGTATTGCTTCGCCGGAGTTATACACGGCGTCTGATCCAACTACCGACGCAGATGATTGGTCAGCAGTTAATTTTTCTAGCACACACAAAACAAGAGCAACAGAGTATGGAGTTAATGGAACATGGATAGCTACACGAAATAAGAATCCCAGCGGTACAATTCAGAGATCAACTGATGGGGGCTCAAGTTGGACTGAAATAAGCACTGGTCTGACTGGCGTAGGTGTCAATTTATGTATAGCTACTGACGGCGGCGGATTGTGGCTAATTGGCGGCGCATCCAAAACTATAAAATCACACGATGATGGGCTTACGTGGTACGTTTCCCACGAAGAGAGAGGAAACAGGATCGAATACAACAATGGGGTATGGTTAAAAACTAATAATAGTAGCAACGCCCACTATGCAACCTCTATCTCAGATAGCGATACTCTCGACACTTGGAATTCTATTACTGCCGGAGGAAATTCGACTTGGGCGGTTTGTCACGTGTCGGGGAACGACTGGCTACTCTCCAGAGCTTCTGACGTGTGGAAATCTACAGATAATTGTGTATCATGGACAAAGGTTACAAGGCCAACTGGTGTGGGGTTTGTGATGGGTATTGCCACAGATGGAACTACCGTTGTAGCATGCGGAAAAGACACAGGAATTGCGTATACTACGAATCTTGGTACGACTTGGACCAGCGCGCATGACGCCGGCCGGCAGCTTTTGTCGGTTGAGTATAATAAGGTTAAGCCTTTTTAACCTAAAGGAAACTATTTATATTATGATGGAAGAATGGAAAGATTATATAGCGTCCGTTGAGGAAGCCAACAGTTTCAAGAACCGCATCCGGTCCTATATTTCAGACAGGAATAAGATGCTCGGCAAAGGCGGCAATAAAAATACTCCACCATATTCCAAAAAAATGGGCACTCACGTAACATTTGATAAGCAACTAGAAGAAGAGCTTGAAGTTGATGTTGATTCGTTCAAAATTCATGATGATTTGGATCCTCAGATCTGGGGCGACGAAAAAATTGAACCAGAGATTAGAAAGAAACTTATAAAAATAGCTAATGATTTTGTGGATGATCTGCCTATCCGAGTAAAAGTGGAAGACATTACATTAACCGGCTCGCTTGCAAATTATAACTGGTCCAAGTATTCTGATGTTGACCTTCATATCATCGTAAGCTTCGATACAATAGATGAGAACGGAGATTTGGTCAAAGGATTTTTTGATGCCCAGAGGATGCGCTGGAATGATATCCATGATATAACAATAAAAGATTACGACGTTGAAATTTATGTTGAAAACAGCGGCGAAGATCATAAGTCAACGGGTGTGTACTCTCTGATGAATGACGAGTGGATCAAACACCCAGAATACATTGAGCAAACCATAGATATTGAAACAGCACGTAAGAAAGCGACCGACATTGACGAGCAAACCAGATCCATTGAGGCCGACTATGCCGATGGTGAGCATGACAAGGTATTGAGGAATGTGGAAAGGCTTAAAAATAAAATACGTAGTATGCGATCTGCCGGCTTGGAAAGTGAACTCATGGAATACTCACCAGAAAATATTGCTTTTAAGATGCTACGGCGAGCTAAAGTGCTAAACAAATTAACAAAATTGAAGTATAATTCATATGACCAGTTGAATACAGTGGATGATTGATGGAATTTGAAGAAATAAGTGACTCAAAGCTTTTACGTCCCGGCGAGATGATCTTGCACTCCCCGACTCACACAGTAGTAGTATATGCTGCTCTCGTTGACGAAACAGTACGCGCCTTTATGAATGGCGCTTTGATGGAAGATGAGTTGGCTAATTTTAAGAAGATCGTGATGACGAAAAAACAATACAGAGAACGCCCACGAGCAAGTAGGTGTAAGGGTTGCGGCAGCAATAAAAAATGAATCACGATCAAAAAGTAAAACACTTCTGCCTGATTCAGTTACAAATTCTCAAAGAGAGGGAAGCCAGACTTAGAAAGGATTTGCTTGATTGTAAGATTCAGAAAGAATTTCTTGAATCATTGATAAGTGACCTGAGTTTAGAAAATGACTAACATTTACACCTATTGCCTTTTTGATCATGAAGATAATTTTGAAGGTGTTTATTCATCTCTCAAGGCAGTCTACAGGGACGCGCTTAAACTTGCTAACGAAGGATACAGAGAAGTCCTAATGCTGACCAGCGACGGATGGCGCCCACCATCACTGAAAGACCTCAGAAACACTCTCAAGGGCAATGTGGACGTTGTGGTTTTGTTCCGCTCCGATCAGGCCGGCGCCAAGATACTAAAAACCAAGCTAAGAGAATGAAACTGAGTGGCCGCATATATATTATGTGGACTTAAAGAAGGGCGATCTTATCAGATGGATCACTGAACACGATCTGTTTGAGGTTACAGAGGATGAGGTTTTTCCAATCAAACCAGTGTATGCCTACGGTATAATATTTGAAGTCTCGAAGACTGATCCCAACAACGTAATAGTGTGCCAGATGAGAAGCGATGGCACTTTGCTGATGATACATATGATACATGACGGCTTTGAAGTGATTAGTAGTGCCGATGGTGATAAATCCTCTTGACATTCGCTTTTGGATCGGTTATTATAGATAGTATGAACAAAGACATTATCTGGAACGCTCAAATGGCCGCCCTCCGCGAGATGGAAGTCAACCTTGTCTCTCTCATTAAGGCAGCAAAAGACACCCAGTCTCGTATTGAGACAGAGGGACTCAGCCACAACTACAGCCAAAACCACGATTGCTATGGTTATGCTGTTAAAGTTTGGAAGTCAAGTCTTAGATTGGCGGAACTTAAAAAACTTGAATATGATGTTTCGGGACTCGATAGAGACGGAAGGCCAATGAAAAAGGGTCACTAGCTCAGTTGGTAGAGCATCGGGCTTTTAACCCGCCGGCCGCAGGTTCGAATCCTGCGTGACCCACCACTCACAAGGAGTAAAAATGATTGATTTCACAATAATGGAATATAACATTGAAACACAAAAATATACATCTATTGGCATCGCTGAAGGTGTTGATAGCAAAAGTGCTAAAGAAAGCTATATCAAAAAATATGGCTGGAAACAGAGAAAAGGTTTTATGCTTTTCGCAAAACCACCACTTTGCAGATAAGTCTGCGGGCTTTTAGCTCAGTTGGTCAGAGCATCCGGCTCATAACCGGTTGGTCGTGGGTTCAAGTCCCACAAAGCCCACCATTTTAACAAAAGGAGAAGCCGCATGGCTAGTAAAAAAAATTCATCATCAACAACATCAAGGAGCCACAAGAAGAAAACTTCAATTGGCAACAGCACTCAGACTAAACACAAGCAGCCGGGCCCACACGGAGGCAACAGAGGCTATAAGAAGCGTTATCGGGGCCAAGGAAAATGATCTACACTGCTGTATTTCAAGATAATGGTGGACGATTTTCATTTGAGACTCATGCCGCGGCCAATGATCGCAGCAAGGCATGGCACGAATTGTACGAAAAGCGAAAAAACAAAAAGGCGTGCCTTGTGCTGCTGATTGATGGTCAAGCAAATGTCAAAACATATGACGAAATTGTTGACATTGTCTCATAAGTGATTATATTATACATATGCGTCCTTAGCTCAGTTGGATAGAGCATTGGCCTTCTAAGCCAAGGGCCGTAGGTTCGAATCCTACAGGACGTACCACCACGACTAACAAAAGGGAAATAGTAAATGTCATATCATGGAAGGCCGCCACATGGTTATAACAAAACAGGAATAGAAGTAGTTAATCCTCTTATTAGGGCAGAGGAAAAACTTAGAAAGATCCAAGAGGTGCTGGACAACACCGGTGATATATCTGTGTTATCCACTAAAGACTTGAAATCTAAACTTCAAAAAGTTTTGGATGAGTAAGAAATATGAATGATTTTTATATAGAGAAGACCGGACTCCCGCGTAGCGTTAAAAATAGTCACCATTTGAGAGAATCACTTGGTTCTTGGGGTACGGACAGATTGTTACAAGTAGTTGATTCATGCAGGGATACGTGCGACTCTTATAGACAAGAATATGCCAGTATCCACAATCGTTACGCCAACATAACATTTCTGATCACACAGGCTGTGCCAGATGAAAAGTTAGCATATGCTGCTGAGACTTTGCTGGTTTGGTTACAAGAAGATTTTGAATGTGCCAGCTCCGGCGCACAAAAAGATGCTGCTGGTCTTTGTTCGGCTGAACTATTTACTATTCTTAAAATGTATACATAACTTAAACGGAGAGAAAATGACATACTTAACAACATTTATTTTAGTTGGAATGATTGATTCCTATGACCCATATTTTGCAACGGTGGAACTAAGTACAACACCGGCATCTAATGGCGGTCCCGCAGTGGCTGTGATGCCTGTATCGGTATTCCCGTGTGAGATTTACGAAGGTAAAGTTTTTTATGTGGTTAAACTACACGAAGAACAGGATGCCTCCATTGTTTGTCAAAAGGAAGAAAAGAGTGAACCCCGACGAGAGAAAACTGATTGACAGATGCATCGAATCGCACTATAATATGATTAGGTTTCACCGCAGAGCAATAATAGAGTTGTCTCGCAAAACTATTAAAGAGTCTGAAATGTGTACCGAATGTTTTGATTTTGAGATTATAAATGAAAGTGGGCGATCTGGTAAAAGTGAAGAATGATCCGGCTGGATGGCTGGGACATGGCATTGTTCTCGATATTAAGGCGAGCGGCAAGCAGGTTAAAGTCCACTGGGTTGATGAGTGGGAAGAATGTCCGATTGATTGGAGCAGCATATGGACATTGGAGGTCATAAGTGAAAGCCGGTGATTTGGTAAAGTTTGATAGCGATTTGGAGTTCGATGTGTTTGAAGCCAACCCCCGCACAGAACACGGCTTGGTGATTCAAATATCCAAGACAGGACATGATACAGTATCAGCACAAGTTTTGTTTAACGACGGAGAGACTTGGTGGGTGGATTCTGGAAGGCTTGAGGTGGTAAGTGAAAGTCGGTGACTTAGTAAGATTAAAGGATGGAACACACGAGGATGGTATTCCGGATCATCGGACAGCTATAATAGTTTCCAGTAGCGCAGTCCCCGGATCCGACTATGTACGCGCAAGTGAAGAATACGATTTAATGTTTCTTGGTTCAGAAAAAACTTATAGATTTAATGGATATTTCATTGTTCCAATACAAAAAGTAGATTGATTTTTATGGTTCATTTTTTTGAAAAGGTTAAAAGTGTTTTATTCTCTTACTTATCTAAGGGGACTGAACCGATGGCGAATATATTTTTTAATGAGGAGAAGGCTCCTAAGCAGCAAGCAATCAACAATCTTTTGGTGTACATTTCTAACTACTTTGATGGACGCTATGAGGTTTTGGCCGCTTCAGATGACGGTGGTACACATCTGGAGATTCAGGTTGAAGTCGAAAACGTGAGTGCCACGATTGAGTCACAAAACGATTCGTTTCCTTTTTTTGATGTGTGGCCTAAATGGGAAGGTTGGCGCACCATGGTTGTTAAGGTTCCAACTGGATATATCGATACAATCACAAACGGTGCCGAGTTAGATGATTATTGATTGTAAGACTGGTGTTCAATGAAGGATAGCGGCGCCCCAAGCATCGGTGATCTGGTTGTCGCGCTCTACGATGAGGAACGCGATATTTCTTGCGTTGGATTGGTGACCGAGACTAAAGGGATCGAATGTAAAATCCTGTGGTCATCCGAAAACAACCCTATCGGATGGTGGCAACGCTCAAAGCTAAAAGTTGTTAGCCCAAAGGGGCAGCCTGGAAAAGTTTAGCGCACTTAACACTCACTTGACAACTTAGAGGTTGACGAGCGCCGGCTTTGGTGCTATATTATATATATGAAAATAGGTGACTTAGTTAAACTTTCAGCAGTTCACGGAGCATCATTCCGCGCCGGCCTCATTGTTGATTTGATAGAAAAGAAGTGTTGGCGCACAGATGAGCTTGGCAGCAAGGTAGACTGGGGCAAGATCGATCCAGAGCCACACGCAATCGTATTGATTAACGGTGACAAGCGTACAGTCCCTATCACAGATTTAGAGGTGATTGATGAAAGTCGGTAACTTAGTTAAAAGAAGGGATGACCACATACACCACGGCATTGTTGTGGAGGTTGGACCCCAAGAGACAGCGATTGACCACGGCAATCGCGTGGCAAGGATTCAATGGAATGACGGGGATATGACTTACGAGTTTATAAAGATGCTTGAGGTGCTGAGTGAAGGTGGGTGATCTGGTAAAGGTGGGTTATCACTCAAGCCGTGTAGAGGATTGCGCTAACTTTGTAAGCATTGTGTTGGAAGTCAACAAGAGTGGACAGCACCCAAACGGCTTAGGGTTAGTTAAAGTTTTGGAAGAGGGACAAGAATCATGGTATCCCATTGGATACGTCGAGGTGCTAAGTGAAAGTCGGTGATCTGGTGAGAAAGAAATACAGACAATATCATGTACTTACGGCGGCGTCCTTCAAGAGCAGCAGCATACATATCGTGACAGAGACACGAATCAACTGGATAAAGGTGCTTGCCCATGGAGAATCTGTGGGCTGGCTCCGCGAAGATGATTGGGAGTTAGTAAGTGAAACACGGTGATCTGGTAAAAGTAAGTTTTGGTCCGAATGAAAAACCCATCACTGGCATTTTTATTGAGGATGATACCTATGCAACCGCATTAGATAAAGATGGGTGGACTGTTATTACTCACGCCCACGTGTTGTGGGAAGGCGAAGTTTATTCGACCCCGCTCGATCAACTGGAGATTTTGAATGAATGTGGGTGATCTGATTAGGTGCAAGTTCACAGGTAGGATCAGTATTGTGATATGGTGTGTCAATGAGCACGGTGCATATTTCAAGGTTGCTGGCGAATCTCCTAACCAAGTTTTCAACTCAACCTCTTGGGAGTTGTTGAATGAAAGTCGGTGATCTAATATCGTTCAAGCCAAAATCGTTCGGTGACGAGGATTGGTCTAACCCCGGCGTTGTATTGGAAAGTTTTGAGTCCGATGATCGACAGGCGGGCGGCTGGAAAGATTTGTTGTGGGTTGTGTGGATCGATGGGGGCAAATACCTTGTCAACGAAAGAAATGATGATGTGGTTTACTTGACAACTCCTTGACTTGACTTAGGGGCGTTTCGGTGGTATATTATATGTATAAGGAGAGGAACAAATGAGTCCTGAAGAAATGGAAGCCCGGCCCGTGCGATTTATCTTTCCAGGTGACGTGGTACACGAATGTATAGGCACCTTTGCCGAATGGATCGGGCTGGTCATTGATGTTGATCAGCGCACCGGGATAGCCAAGATCCTCAAGCACGGAGAAATCATCGAAAGAAGCGATTACGGTGCCTGGAATGTTATTTAGACACTTGACATTCACTTGACAGGAATACCCTTGCTACCCGCATCCCACTATGCTATATTATATGTATGAAGAAGAAAAAGACCAATACCCCAAAGCGCCGGAACTGGATCGCAGTTGCCGCGCACTTTCGTCGCGCTGGAGCGATGAAGGATCGCAAGAAGGCAGCCAACAAAAAGGCATGCCGAGGAAAGGTGCGCGTATGAAAGTCGGTGATTTGGTAATGTATAAGTTTAACCCCGGAGTTATGGCTATTGTGGTGGATATGCACCCGCAGTCTCACGGCCGTCCATACCCTGATTTGCTCCAAGTTAGCGGCCAAGAATGGTTTATTATTAAGCGTGGCATCAATCCGATGCTCACAACCGACGCTTTTACTGTTGCAAAAGATGGCGACAGACAAGCATATATCGAACCCTGGGCGAACAGTCAAATCTCTTGACATTCACTTGACAAGAATACCCTTGCTACCCGCACCCCCTTATGTTATATTATAGGTATAGAAAGGAGAAACAATGATCGAAGTTGGATCGCTACTTAGAATGTGGGGCAATCACAGCAAATGGATTGCTCTTGATGTTATCGCAGATCAAGTGCTGGTTGTTAGTCAGAAACACAACCATAAGATGTGGCAGTTCAAAGCTGCGTTTGAGGTGGTTGGATGAAAGTTTGGGTTATGCAGGGAAGCTACGAAGGCGAGTTGTTTAGCAGCGTACATCTGACACAGAAAGGTTGTGCGCTCGCGTGCATTTCGGATATAACAGAGTTTTTGGGTGTTGACGATGACGAAACCGCTTTGTCAGTTATGAACGATTGTAACCCGTATGCAGAAACCGATGGCGATCAGACCGAAGCGATTGAGTGGGACCAAGAGAGACTGAAAGAAATGCCGAGCGAGCAGCTTTGGAAGATTTTTTCTGAGTGGTGCGAGATTAGTTGGGACAGAATGGCAGATCGAAGTTATAACCTTGACGCAATCCCCGTGGAGATTCAGGCATGAAAGTAGGTGATTTAGTAACATTATCGGCATACGCCCTTCAAACAAATGATTTGCGCCGTTGGTCGCGACGGATTTGGATTGAAAAGAGGCCCCTCGTCGGTTTGGTTATGGAAATCAAAACAGTGCCAAAAGTCTATTCATGGACTTCCGTTAACGAAAAGACACGATTCTACGTCAGGTGGATGCAAAGTGATGGCCCGAATGGGCGCTGGGGGCGGAGTTTTAACAAGAATAGAGAAGATGCGTATTTTCTCAGAAATGACTTAAAGTTTGTCAAAAAAGGAGAGTTTGAATAATGGGTAGCGCGAATGAGTTTTTTAATACAGTTGGTTCCAACAGAAACCGACAGGTGGTATGCGCCGATGGTTTTAAGATGAGCGTGCAGGCGCATCATGGTGCGTATTGTACCCCAAGGATGAGTGGAGCAGACAAATACGAAGAAGTAGAGGTAGGCTTTCCCAGCCAAAGGGAAGATATGATCATGGAATACGCAGAGGAACCAGACAAGCCAACACAAACGGTTTATGCGTATGTGCCGGTTCAAGTGGTGACGAATGTGCTGGCAAAGCACGGCGGTATCGTTGACGGCGAGGTTCCACGTGGTGTCGCGCCTATCGGGGTACATTTCGTCGTTGACGATTAGTTGACAACTTAGCCGTTGACAGTGATGCGTTTGGGTGCTATATTATAGATATAGAAAGGAGAATACATGGGTTATCGTTCAGAAGTTGTTTTATATGTCGGTCCAGAGGTTATGCCTCAGTTCTTGGTCACTATGGCTAAGTCGCCAAGAGCGCGAGAGTTGTGCTTTGCTGACGCCGATAATATGGTCAAAGACTACAATGGAGAAAAGGGATCGTTTCTTTTCAAGTGGGGCTGGCTCAAGTGGTATGACTCGTTTGAGTGTGTTCGCGCTCTCACCGACTTCATGGACTGGTGCGATGGCGAGGATCTTCCCACGGGCAAGAAAGATTATGAAGGCAAAGAAAAAACAAATCCCGCATTTGAGTTTTACAAGTTCATTCGCATCGGTGAAGAAACCGAGGATATTGAGTATCGTGGTGACGCGATGTGGGGAGATATTTGTGTCAACAGGAGCATCGAGTTTTAGTTCGATCGCCGCGATTTTTTCCGCCATTTTTTTCCACCTAAAAATCTCTTTTTCAACATATTTAAGTAAAGCAGGACACAATGACCGAACATGCAATCAAAGCACGAATCAAGCAAATACAAGATTATCCAACATTTAATGATTGGTCCCGCGGTTTTTGCGAATCAATCGTTGATCAGATTGATCGTGGGCGTCGTCTCTCGGGGAAACAGATGGAGGTACTAACTCGCATTTTTAACGAGAACACCGAGGAAGCAGTCAAGGCCCTTGCAGCTTGGCCGCAAGAATATCAAAACTCTTGGTACGACAATGCAGAGATCCTCGCGTTCTATTATAGCAAAACTCCCTACTATCAAGAGGTTGTGCGCGACATTCAAAATGGATTAGTACCCCAGCGGCATCAGTTTTACAAGATGCTAAACAATAAATACGCAGCGAAAGTTTTGACCGAGGCTAAGAAACTTTCGAAGTTTAGTCTTGGCGATTATATTGTGGGTAATGCAGCATGCCAGCATAGTGACTTGTTTGCTGCTGACTCTGGCCGGCTCAGTCGTCACGTATTCAGTGATTTTAAGAGACGCGGCGGATTTGTTATTGAAATAAGCAGCCTTATTCAGTCAGCAGCAAAGGGTGCCAAGCGTTACAAGATCCTGCCCGTAGGCTCAACGATTTCATTTTGGGTAGAGGAACGTCGACTGAAGAAAGCTCCGAAGCCCAAAAAGTCAAAGTCATGACATATGCTTGACAAGAAAAAACTTGCCGTAACCGCTTCGCGGTCTTATATTATATGTATGAAGAAAACAACTGGAGGTATTTATGTGGGATTTAGAGACTCTCAAGAAGTTGAATGAAGAGCGCGAAAAGTACCTCAAACAACAAAAACAAAAAAAGAATAGGGAGCAACCATGAAAGTTGGCGATCTGGTAAGAGTTAACACAAAGCACTACGGCACGAAGTTAGGAGTTATTGTTCTGATTGATGAAGATGGTATACACATCAAGCCACAAAAGCATCCTCGCGACATATGTGCATTGCGCTCAGACGTAACAGTATTGGTCAGCGCGTGAAACGCATTAAAATAGGTGATCTGGTGGTTTCTGCGAATGGTCATTGGTATGATCCGAGGCTTATTGTTGAGATCCACAAAACAGCAAAGAACCTAATCGGCGTGTTTTGGTCAAACGGCGAGACAAGATATATTCATTATAAACATTTGGAGGTGGTCAGTGCAAGTGGGTGACTTGGTACATATGCCCGGTTCTATCTATCCCGCAACGGGAGTTGTTTTGCGAACGAAGCCCGATGGCATCAATCGTGGAACACCGAGTCTTCACCGTGTTAAAGTTTACTGGATTGAAGATGCAGAAGCATCGTGGGAGCCGACAAAATGGCTCGAGGTTTTAAGTGTTCAAGATAGGTGATCTGGTGAAGATCCGCGACGGAACCCATGCGGCTGAGATCCCTGATCACCGGGCCGGCATGATCATCGACCGCGCCGATGCTTCGGGAAACTATACCGAATCTTACACGATCGTTTTTCTTGGGACAGGTACACAGTTAAAGTTTCACGAAATGTTCTTGGAACACTTTACATCCTCTTGACATTTGAAGCCTTGACAATAGCCCACAAGTGGCTATATTATAGGTGTAGAAAGGGAAAAAATCTATGATCAAAGTCGGAAGTATGGTACAGAGCGAGTATACCCATAATGGCAAAAAGGCCAATATCGGGATCGTTTTACGCCTTCTCAACACTGCCGAAGAATCAAAAGCATTGGCCCGTGTATTCTATCCAAAAACCCGTACAAGCGGCTGGGTCCATGTCAAAGATATGAGAGTGATAGCATGAAAGTAGGCGATCTTGTAACAATGCGCTATTCTGATCACAGATACGAGGGTGCCCCAAAGCCAAAGGGCATCGTCGTCGCCGTTGATCCCGAAGGCATCAATGACGAAGAAGAAGTTGCCGTATTATGGACGGCTGTATGGTGTGATGAATCTAATCACTCATCGGACACTCTGGAGGTGATCAGTGCACGGCATTAAGATAGGCGATCTGGTGAGGATGAAAACCCATAGCACGGGATTTGTCGGCATTGTTGTTGACAGGGACTATCACCGTAGTTCTATTCAGGTAGGCATAAAGTGGCTCGGAGGTTCAGGCAGAACGGACTGGGAACCCGAAAGCTGGGTAGAGGTGATCAGTGAAAGTAGGTGATTTGGTAAGACTCGATGGCATTTTGGGCATTGTTACTGCGCCCTGCATAAAGCGATGGGCTAAATCTGGTGATGTATATGTGCTGTGGAACAACAGGCGCAAGCCCATCGTGGAGTGTAGCGGCTTTTTGGAGTTGATCAATGCAAGTCGGTGACTTAGTTAAACATTTTCTGACCGAGCAGATCGGTATTGTGGTGGATGTTTCGTGTAACCGAGACTCCCGCAACATCGCACCCGTTCAAGTGATGTGGACTACGCAGGGCGAATCGCTTTTCGGTCCCGGTCATCAAGAATGGTGCGGCGAGAAAAGTTTAGAACTCTTGACAACTGCTTGACAGAGTTTAGCTTGACTTTACCCGTCAGATTTGTTATATTATAAGTATAGAAAGGAGAAATCATTATGTCATGGTCTGGAACCGTAACCTGCTCACACTGCTACCGTCAGGGACACAACAAACGCAAGTGTGAAAAACTCACAGATCAGATCGAAGATCAGTATCATGGTGCTGCGGCGATGGCAGAGAAAGAGCGCGCTGCCGGTAACGATGGTGATGTAAGGTGGTACGAAGAACGCGCCGAGCATCGTCGCCAACAGTATATGAAGCGTACCAAGATTGATCTGGCGACTGGCGAGAAGGTCAAGAACAAGGTGGCGAAAGCCGAGCGCATGAAGAATGTGACCTGTGGATACTGCCAACTGCGCGGCCACACACGCCGAGTGTGCGAGGTTGTGAAGCGTGACAAGCTGGTATTCATCGAGGAATCCCGCCGTGTTCGTGCTGGTGCACTTGAAAATGCCCGTGAGACTGGTATTGGTGTGGGCTCAATGATCCCTATCCGCGTCAGCGGCTATCACGGCCCAGATCAGGAGTGGGGATCATACACATCGCTCCGCTATGTTAAAAGCGTAGATTGGAACGCGCTTACTGCCGCTCGCGCTGGTCTGTGGGTTTACCATGTGGAGGCTGGCAAGCTGGCATCAGCTAACCAAAGTCGCTGGACCTCTCGCGACAAGATTTTGAGATTGCAGGAAAACTTTAAGGAGGTCCGTGATCATGCGGAACTCACCCATGAACCGGAGCCCGTCGCTTCGCTCATCCCATCGCTTGATCCGCCTGATGGCTGGCTGGACTGTGAGCCGTCTACCATTGATGTTGCAAAGCAGTTTCCAACGACAGGCGGCAAGTATGACAAGCAACGGAAGCA